TCCTCTTCAGAATACAATAGTATCAAACAGAACATCGAGCAGAAAACTAGAAAATGAAAGTTGCCCTGATTACTGATACTCACTATGGATTTAAGAAAGGTAATCAAGACTACCATGATTACTTTCTGAAATTTTATAATGATGTTTTCTTCCCTACATTAAAGAAGAAAAAAATTAAGCACGTCATCCACTTGGGTGATGTGTTTGACATCCGTCGTAACATAGATTTCTGGTCTCTTAACTGGGCGAGAAAGAATATCTTCAATCCTCTAGAGGAGATGGGTATTACTATGGATATGATGGTCGGTAATCATGATGCCTTCTATAAGAACACTCTGGAGATCAACTCGCTTGATACATTGCTCCAGGAGTATTCTAACCTAAATGTATATTCAGAACCCTCTGAGGTCATTCTGGACGGGCGTAAGATGGTTTATCTGCCATGGATATGTGATCAGAACGAAGAGCAGAGTGTTAGTATCCTACGTGATACAGATGCTGAAGTAGTTCTGGGTCATTTGGAGATGGAAGGATTTAAAACTAATCCTACTTATGTTTGTAGTCATGGACGCAGCACTAATGAGTTTGATAAATTTGAACTGGTAATGTCCGGTCATTTCCATACTAAGAGTCAGAAAGGAAACTTCAAGTATCTTGGAAATTCTTATCAGATGTATTGGAATGATTATGGAGACCAACGTGGATTTTATATCTTTGATACTGAAACTTTAAAGTTGCAGTATATTAAAAATCCTTACGAAATGTTTCATAAAATATTCTATGATGATACAAAAAATGATTATTATGATATAAATGTTGAAAAATATAAAGATACTGTAGTAAAAGTTGTTGTAGAAAACAAAACTGATTACACTGGGTTTGACTATCTTATCAATTCTTTACAAGATGTCACATTAGATCTTAAAATTATTGAAGACTTTTCTACTGAGGAAAGTGATGATGAAGACATTCAATTGGAACATGAGGATACCTTAACTATTCTTGAGAAATATATTGAAGAACTTAATACGAATTTGAATAGCGGTAAATTGAAAGAGATTATGAAGTCTCTTTACGTGGAGGCACTGGAGGTGGTATAATGTTTATACTGTGTCTTAAAGGAAAGGAAACTGAAGGAGCGTATGCTGTTTCAAACAGTAAGAACGAAAGAGTTCTTCTGCTCTTCAGTGAAAAAGAAGATGCTGAACGATTTGCTGTTCTGCTTGAGGCAGATGATTTTCCATCAATGTCTCCAGTTGAGGTAGACAGCGAATCAATGATTGAGATGTGCGATAGCACAGGTTACAAATATACTGTTGTTGCTCCAAACGAACTGATTATTCCACCATCCCACCATGATTATTTTTGAAACTATTCGTTATAAAAACTTCTTATCTAGTGGGAATAACTTCACTGAGATAACTCTCAACACTTATACTAATAATGTAATCATCGGAAAGAATGGTGCTGGTAAGAGTACTCTACTTGATGCTCTTACATTTGTGCTGTTTAATAAACCCTTTCGTAGGATTAACAAACCTCAACTTGTTAATACTATTAACGGTAAGGATTGCCGTATCGAAGTTGAGTTCTCTCAGGGTAATAAAAAGTATAAAGTTATCCGTGGCATGAAACCTAATCTCTTTGAGGTTTATGTTGATGGAGAAATGCTGAACCAAGATGCTGCTACTGGAGATCAGCAGAAGTTCCTAGAACAAACGATCCTCAAACTTAACTATAAATCGTTTACCCAGATTGTTGTTCTGGGATCTTCTACGTTCATTCCATTCATGCAGTTGCCGATAGCATCACGTCGTGAAATCATTGAGGATCTTTTAGATATTCAAGTGTTCTCTACCATGAATACTAATCTCAAAGATCGCATGAAGCGATTAAACGATGATATTCGCTTCACCGAAAAGGATCTTGATCTAGTAAAGCATCGTATAGAGACACAAGAAGAACTCATAAAGGAACTCGAAACACAAAGTGATAACCTGATTGATTATAAGCAGGATAAAATCGGTAAACTCATTACGCAAAGTGATGAAGTAGTTGAGGAAAATAATAATACTAACGAATATATTAAAGAAAGACAGTCTCTGTTATTTGACGGTGATAAACTTTCAAAAAAGTATGATAATTTAAAAGAATTTAAAGTAAAATTTAAAACTAAGGTTAATAACTTAGAAAAAGAAAACATTTTTTACTCTAAAAATGACAAATGTCCTACCTGTAAGCAAGATCTTGATGAAAAATTTAAGACTGATAAGATAGATCGTAACAACGATACTATTACAGAGACTAAAAAGGCGTGGGAAATACTGGAGCAACAGATAGATGAAGTCAAGGGACAAATTTCTGAATATACAGAAGTCTCTGATGATATTCGCAAACACTATAGCGTGATTGATAAGAATAATTCTCTCATCAATCATATGAATAAGCAGATCAAAGAACTAGAAACTGAAATTAAAACTATCCAAGATAGTAAGAATGATTCTAGTAAAGAGCAGGAACAGTTGAATAATCTTAACGATCAACGTGTAGGTTATGAAAGTATTCTTGCCGCTCACAAAGAGAATAAAGATTACTACAGCGTTGCTGCTAATCTGCTGAAGGATACTGGTATCAAAACTAGGATTATCAAACGATATCTTCCAGTGATGAATAAACTCATCAACCAATACCTACAGCAGATGGATTTCTTTGTGAACTTCACACTCAGTGAGAGTTTTGAGGAGACTATCAAGTCTCGTTATAGGGACGACTTTAGTTACGCATCGTTCTCAGAGGGTGAGAAGTCTCGCATTGACATCGCGCTTATGCTAACATGGAGATCCGTTGCTAAGCTCAAGAACAGCGTAGACACCAACCTACTAGTCCTGGACGAGATCTTTGACAGCTCACTTGACAGCACGGGCACTGATGAGTTATCATTCATATTGAGGAACTTTACGAACGATCTCAACTTGTTTATTATCTCGCACCGAGAACACATGGTCGAGAAATTCGATCGTGTTCTCAAATTTGATAAAGTGAAAAATTTTAGTAAAATGGAGGAATTGACTAATGGAGACTAATGACAAAGGTCTTAACCTGGAAGCAGTACACTTCTGGAAGTATGATGAAGATGTAACTCTAAAAGAAGTTCGTGATTATTTGTCAGGTACATATAAATCTCACTACACATCTCAAGAATCTAAAACTCAGACACTTGATCTGATTGAAAGCATTGGTGATGCAGAAGCATTCTGTCGTTCTAATGCTATCAAATACCTCTCACGATTTGGTAAGAAAGGTGGTAAGTCCAAAATGGATATCCTTAAAGCAATTCATTATTGCATTCTTCTCTGCCATTTCTCTGGCGTCCACAACACACGAAGTGACTATCCTCAATGACTATGAAACTCTCTCAAAATACTTTCAACCTTCTCAAGAACTTCTCTGGTATTAACCAGTCTATTTCTGTAAAGTCTGGAAATACTATTCGCACTATTTCAGTAGCAGAAAACATTCTTGCTGAGGCAAACGTAGAAGAAACTTTCCCTAAGAATTTTTCTATCTATGATCTCAATGAGTTTCTTGGTGGTATGTCATTGATGCATGGCGCAGACATGGAGTTTGGTAGCGATCATTATGTGAAAATTAAGAACAATCGTTCTGCTATCAAGTATTTCTTTGCTGACTCCAGTCTGATTAAGCAGGCACCGGACCAGGGTATTAAAGTTCCATCGGCAGATGTAAACTTTGTTCTGAGTGAATCAGACATTCAAAGTCTTACTCGCGCTGCTGCTGTATATCAACTTCCAGATTTTTCTGTGATTGGCGATGGCACTGACGTTACTGTTGTTGTTCGCGACAAAGAGAATGACACATCAAATACTTTTTCTATCACTGTTGGGAAAACTACTGATGAATTTGTACTCAACATGAAAGTTGAGAACTTGAAACTTATCAAAGGTGACTATGATGTAGTAATGTCTAAGCGTCTCATTAGTCGCTTCACTAACAAAAGCATTCCTGTCACATACTGGATTGCTTTAGAACCAGACTCCAACTAAACTTTATTTTTATATTATGAGCGACCAGTATCTCTGGGTTGAGAAGTATCGTCCTCAAACGATTGACGATTGTATTCTACCAGATGGCATCAAACGTGATCTTAAGCAACAGGTTGCTGCTGGTGAGTTGAATAACCTTCTTCTCACTGGACCACCTGGTGTCGGTAAGACTACAGCAGCAAAGGCACTCTGTGCCGAACTTGGACTATCTTATATTGTAATTAATGGATCTGACGAAGGACGCTTTCTGGATACGGTACGGAACCAAGCAAAAACTTTTGCAACGACCGTATCACTTCAAGGAAGTAAGCACAAAGTCATCATTATTGATGAAGCAGATAACACAGGGAACGATGTACAACTCCTCCTACGGAGTTCTATTGAGGCGTATCATAGCAACTGCAGATTCATCTTCACCTGCAACTACAAAAACAAAATCATTGACCCCATCCAATCAAGATGTTCAGTCATTGACTTCACCTACAAAGGAAAAGAAAAGGCAGCTGTTGCGGGGCAATTCTTCAACCGTGTCAGGACTATACTTGAGGCGGAATATGTTGACTATGATCCTAAAGTTGTTGCAGAATTAATTCAAAACCACTTTCCTGATTGGCGTCGTGTTCTGAATCAACTTCAGAAGTATGGCAATACTGGTAGTATTGATACTGGTATCCTTGCTGAGATCACTGACTTCAATCTCAAAGGACTTATGAATGCTCTGAAGAACAAAGAGTTTAATATTGTTCGTAAGTGGGTAGTTGCTAATCTGGATAACGATTTCAATATGGTTAGTCATCGTATCTACGAAGCAATGTATGATGTTCTTACACCTGCTACTATTCCAGCAGCGGTTTTGATAATCGCTAAATACCAGTACCAGGCAGCGTTTGCTGCCGATCAGGAGATTAATCTTCTGGCATGTTTAACCGAAATTATGATGGAGTGTCAATTCAAATGAACGTAAAACTGATCCGTATGTCCTCTGGAGAGGATGTGATTGCTGAAGTCGTCAACCATGACGATAATTCCCTCACACTAAAGAATGGAATTGTAGGTGTTCCTACACAGCAGGGCACACTATCATTCGTAGCATGGTCTCCGATGATTAGTAAAGAAGATAAAGATATCACTGTGTCTACTAAGTTTGTGGTATATGTTGCTGAGGCAGCAGAAGAAATTGTTTCTCAGTACGAACAGATGTATTCTCCTATTGCAACTCCTGAAAAAAAGAAATTGATTCTTTGATGGAAAGAAAAAAAACTACGCCTCAAAATGTGAACGAAGCACATGAAGGTCTCTTCTATGCTTCTATGAATCTTCCTGCTGCTGCCGCTCATTGTGGCATGACACAGAAAGAACTTAAAATGACCTTCTGGGAATACCTTAAATATCATGAACCAAACTTTGAAGTCTCTCAAGACGCCGCTTAGATATCCTGGTGGTAAGTCTCGCGCTACCAAGTATCTTATTCCACGTTTCCCTGATGGCATTGAAGAGTATCGGGAAACATTTCTAGGTGGTGGTAGTGTTGCTATCGCATTCACTAAAGCACACCCAGATATCCCTGTGTGGGTAAATGATCTTTATGAACCTTTGTATAACTTCTGGAGGGTTCTTCAAGATTACAGTAAGGAATTGTGTGATGAGTTACTGAAACTTAAACAGCAACATCCTGAACCTGTATCAGCAAAAAATTTATTCCTTGAAGCAAAACAACTGGTTAATGATTATGATCAATCCCATCTATCTCGTGCTGTTAGTTTTTACATTATTAACAAGTGCTCTTTTTCTGGTCTCACTGAGTCCTCATCCTTTAGCAGGCAGGCATCTGATGCCAACTTCACAGTGCGTGGAATCGAGAAACTAAAAGGATACTCAGAAATAATTCAGAATTGGAAAATTACTAATTGGTCGTATGAAGGACTGCTTACAGACAATCTACGTTGTTTTATATATTCTGATCCACCCTATGATATCAAAGATAATCTCTATGGTAACAAGGGAGATTTGCATAAGCGTTTCGATCATGATCAGTTTGCTGCTGATTGCGACAACCACCTTGCTCGTCAGTTAATCTCATACAACTCCGCTCAGATGGTCAAGGATCGCTTCAAAGACTGGATGACCTGTACTTATGATCTTACTTATACGATGCGATCTACAGGTGATTACATGAACGAACAGAAGGATCGTGCTGAACTCTTGCTATTTAATTATGAAACTATTTAAAATTCCTAATTTTCTCACTGATGAAGAATGTGATATTCTTTATAATAGAATACTTGAAACTGAGAGTATTGTTAAATCATTAGGTGATGATTTGCATGATGGAACATCAGATGATTCTTTGACTGGTAGACATTGGTGTCACAATCAACTTACTGATAAAGTAATCTCTGATATTATTGTTCCTAAACTTAGGGTTGTTGTGGGTAGGAAAAGATTTATTCAATGTTGGGCTAATACTTTTCGTAACGGTGAAGGTATTTCTAGGCATAATCATAGAGATCCTGATGCTATTGGTGGTCCTCCTGTAGACTGGACCTGCACTAATCTTTTTCTGGGTGGTGATCCCGGACTTGGTACATGGTTTGAGGGGGAGCAGCATACTAACAATAAGGGTGAGTTGATGCTCTTTCTTTCTAATATTCATCACTGGGTTCCTCCAAATAAATCTAGTGAGATTAGAATAACAATGGCAATGGACGTTCATACATCTAGAGTATCTGGATATGGCGAAAAACAATACTATGCAATCTAATGAGTAAAACTGAACTAAAGCATTGGTTGAATTCTATCAATCATGAGAAGCAAAATATCATGACTGATGATAACAAAAATGAATACCCGCCATTCATTGTTAACAAGTGTCTGTCTGGTTTTATCGATACTATCATGGTATCGAATGAGATTAACATCAACCACCACCTTTCTAAAAAACTACAATATGAATTTTTACTAAATATTGTCAGACCAAAACGGAGATTTTCTCCGTGGTTGAAAAAGGAAAAAATTACAGATCTGGAAATAGTGAAAACTTATTATGGTTATAGTAATGAGAAAGCACGATCCGCTCTTAGTCTTCTTTCTGACGAACAGCTAAATTGTATTAAACTTAAATTGAGTAAAGGTGGTAAGCAATGACGACATCAACTGATATCGAAGTAACATGGGAACCCGCCGACATGGTGGAGGTTCTTCTTAATGAACCCGATGATTTCCTAAAAGTAAGAGAAACACTGACACGTATTGGTGTTGCTTCTAGGAAAGAAAAAAAATTATATCAATCCTGCCACATTCTTCATAAGCAGGGTCGTTATTATATCGTACACTTTAAAGAGTTATTTGCTCTTGATGGTAAGAGATCTAATCTTACATTGAATGACGTGCAGCGTCGTAATCGTATCACTCAACTCTTAGTTGATTGGGAATTGATTAAGGTGCTTAAGTCTGAAGCAATTGAAGATGTATCACCACTGAACCAGATTAAAGTTATTGCCTACAAAGAAAAAGTCGAATGGACTCTTGAGGCAAAGTACAATATTGGCAAGAAGAAGGTAGTCACAACTACTGAGGCATAAATAGACTTGAGACTCTTTTCGTGCGGTCTCTACAAAAGTCGGAAACCCTTATAGGCAGATACGGTTTATACTGTATCTGCTTTTTTTGTTGCGCTATAAATATTTGTGGATGCCTTAGGGGTCCACAAAACACAAACTCGCTTTTTAAGGAGCTACTATAATGGTTAAGTATAACATTGCGGATATTGATGCGCTATTGAATGATGCATCAAGATTTGGTATTGGTATGGATGAATGGATTCGTAGATTTGCTACAGTTCATGAGTCGGACTCGAATTATCCGCCGCATAATTTAGTCAAAGAAAGTAACATTAATTTTAGATTAGAACTTGCACTTGCTGGATATAGCAGAGAAGATATTAAAGTTGAAACTGAATGGAATAAACTTTTTGTTATTTGTTCTAAACCAAAAGAATGGTCTGATCAAGATGGAAACGGTGAAGAATATTATCATAGAGGTATTGCTAAGAGAGCATTTACCTGGAGTAGAACACTGTCTGATGATGTAGAGATTACTGATGTGGCATTTGATAATGGTATGTTAGTAATTAAACTGAGGAGAATTATTCCCGAACATCAGAAAAAGAAGACATACGATCTATAAAACACGAAGTGTGGTATAATATATACCATACAGTTTTAAAAATTCAATGTCGTTTTCTATCACTTTAAAAACTACTGAAGGTGATCACACTATTCAATGTGAGAGTGATCAGTATATCCTTGATGCCGCCGAAGAAGCAGGAGTAGATCTTCCATACTCCTGTCGTGCTGGTGCTTGTTCTACTTGTGCTGGAAAAATCGTAGAGGGAACGGTCGATCAAAGCGATCAATCTTTCCTCGATGACGATCAACTTGAGGCAGGATTTTTACTTACCTGTGTTTCGTATCCAACATCAGATCTGGTTATCCTGACCGAAAAAGAAGAGGAACTTTACTGATGGAAGTTTTAATGATTGCCCTTATCACAGGCGCTATTTTCGGTGCATATAAACTTACTCCTAAAAAATAATGACTGACACACTTCGTTTTAAAATTCTAGATGCACTCCGTGCTGATGCTAATGGTAACATTGCTAAAGCAAAAGCAAACATTGAAGTCTATCTAGAGAACCCTGTTGGTATTGGTGAACATCCTGATGTTCTTGCTGCCATTCAAGATCAACTTGATATCATCGCACATGAAGAAGAACGCAATGAAGTTCTTGATAAGTATTTTACCTAAATAGAATTGAATATCGTCGTCGCAGAGGGCCCTGGTCACAGTCAGGTAACCCTCTTTTTTATTGTTTATAAATAAAAATAAAATCTGTCCTGATGAAAAGTTACAGGGATCTAAAACTTACACTAAGATATAACCAGCAATTAAATCCTAAGATCTGGGTTGGTGAAGCAATGAAACCTGAGGTTATGCAGGGACTGGTTCGTATTGCAGAAGAGTGGGCGGAATTTGCAAATATTCCTAACAGTGCTATAATCGATGTAGTGCTAGTGGGCGGTAATGCCAATTACAATTATACTAAGTATTCTGACTTGGACCTTCATCTTATTGTCTCCAAGGAGGATATTGCCGATTGTCCTGATCTCATTGATGATTACTTACGAGACAAGAAACAATTATGGGCTCTCACCCATGATATTCAGATTTATGGACACGACGTTGAACTCTATGCCCAAGATCGAAGAGATCAAACCCCTTCCGGTCAGGGAGTTTTTTCCATTATGAATAGTTTGTGGTTGCGTCGTCCCACATATCAGGAAGTAGATCTTTCAGATCCTAATATTACCAGGAAGGTCAGTCATTACATGGAGAAGATTGATTTCCTGATTGATAACAGAGCAGATGATCGTGATGCATTTGAAAAACTCAAAGAGAAACTGCGTGACATGAGATCATCTGCTATCCAACGTGGTGGCGAGTTTGCTGTGGAAAACCTTGTGTTTAAGGAGCTACGCAACCGTGGGTATCTGGATAAGATGTCAGCACATCTAAGAAATCTTAAGGTTACCAGCTTGTCAATCGACTGAGCTCATGCTATGATGAGGGTTGAATTCTAGGAGTTTATGTCCGTTCAATTAGTTCTCCTCAAATCTGGGGAGGAACTTGTCGCTGATATCAGAGAAATGATTGACCGCGACACTCAGGAATCTATTAGCACTGTGCTAATCAAACCTGTTCGTGTTACAGTGGTGCAGCAAAGCGTCCTCACTGAGGGTGCTAATGAACCATCTGATAGTGTTTTGAGTTTCGTTCCGTGGCTCGCTACTTCTAAATCAGAGGAGTATTTCATTAAACAAGATTGGGTAGTCACTATTTGTGAACCCCAAGATAATATCAAAGAAAGTTACATTCAAAACGTAGGAGTTCGTGATGACAGTGAAGATTGTGTTATTGAAAACGGGTCAGTATCTGATCTCGGAGATTGAAGAACGTCCAGAAGAAGATGCTGATTGCATCCTCATCAATCCTAAAGTGGTGATTGGATTTATTCCAGATTTTATTATGGAAAACTTTGTTCCATATTCATATCAAAAACAGATTCCTATTAGGTCTGCTGATATTATTACTATCACTGAACCTATGGATAGTCTGTTGAAATTATATCGTGATGCTATTGCTTGATGGATTTCTATACTAATGTTGCTATCATCAATGATACAGTTTTGTATCGTGGTTTTAGCGGGGGTGAAAGAGTTGAGCGTCGTGAAGACTTCTCTCCAACTCTTTATGTCTCATCAAAAAATCAGACCAAATATAAAACTCTTGAGGGCAACTGTGTAGAACCCGTTCATTTCGGTGGCATCAAAGATGCTAAAGAGTTTGTTAATACTTATGAGGCAGTAGATAACTTTACTATCTACGGCAATACCAAATACTTATATCAGTATATCCTGAGTAAGTATCCTAAGGAAGTTGACTATGATTTCAGTCAACTTAATATCATGTCTCTTGATATTGAGACTACATCTGAGAATGGATTTCCTAGTGTTGAGGAAGCACGGGAAGAAATTCTTTGCATTACTGTAAAAGACTTTACTAGTAAGAAGATTATTACTTGGGGTTGTGGTGAGTTTAGAAACTCCCGCGATGACGTTCATTATGTTTATTGTCAGAATGAACGTGAACTTCTTCTTAAGTTCCTAGAGTATTGGGTACAGAAAACTCCTGATGTAATCACTGGGTGGAATGTCAAGTTCTTTGATATGCCATTCATCTGCCGTCGTATTGATCGTATGCTAAGTATCAAGCATATGAGATCTATGTCGCCATGGAACTCTGTTCGTGAACGTAAGTTGTTTGTGAAGGGTCAGGAGAAGATCTATTATGATATCATCGGTGTTGCTACCCTTGACTATTATGATCTCTATCAGAAATTTACTTATACCAACCAAGAATCTTATCGTTTAGACCACATTGCTTTTGTGGAACTAGGACAGAAGAAACTCGATCACTCTGAGTTCGAGAACTTTCAGGACTTCTATCGTAGTGATTGGCAGAAGTTTATTGAGTACAACATCCATGACGTTGAACTTGTAGACATGCTGGAAGATAAGATGAAACTGATTGAACTCGCTGTTACTATGGCATACGATGCCAAGGTAAACTTTGAGGATGTATTCTATCAGGTTCGTATGTGGGATAGTATTATCTATGATGCTCTCACTCAGGAAAATATTATTATTCCTCCTAAGACTGAAAGTACTAAAGATCAGCAGTATGCTGGTGCTTATGTGAAAGAACCTAAACCTGGCATTTATGATTGGGTAGTTAACTTTGACCTTAACTCACTGTATCCACACCTTATCATGCAGTACAATATCTCTCCTGAGACCCTTCTGGATGACCGTGTGAGCGGTATTAATGTAGACAAACTACTAAACCGTGAGATTGATACAAGCACCCTAGACGGCGTTACTATGTGTCCTAACGGAACATTGTTTACTACGAAGAAGCAGGGTTTCCTTCCTAAGTTGATGGAAAAGATTTATACTGAGCGTACAATTTACAAGAAGAAGATGCTTGCTGCCAAGCAAGAGTATGAGAATACTAAAGATCCTCAACTTGTTAAGGATATTGCTAAGTACAATAACATTCAGATGGCACGTAAGATCCAACTGAACTCTGCTTATGGTGCTATTGGTAACGAATACTTCAGGTACTTCCGACTAGAGAACGCTGAAGCAATTACTCTTTCAGGACAACTCTCGATCAGATGGATTGAGAATAAGATGAATGAGTATCTTAATAAAATTCTAAAATCGGATGATAAAGATTATGTCATTGCTGTGGACACTGACTCCATTTATCTTGATCTGGGCGATCTTGTTAAGAACGTATTCAAAGGAGGAACGCCGTCTGATGAGAAGGTTGTTAACTTCCTTGATAAGATCTGTAAGGTGGAACTTGAAACTTATATTGAAAGTTGCTACCAAGAACTGGCGACGTATGTAAATGCATACCAGCAGAAGATGGTAATGAAACGCGAGAACATCGCTAACCGTGGCATCTGGACTGCTAAGAAAAGATATATTCTTAATGTATGGGACAGTGAGGGTGTTCGTTATAAGGAACCTAAGATGAAGATCATGGGACTGGAGACGCAACGTTCATCTACACCTGCATATTTCAGAGACAAACTTCTGAAAGCATATAAGATTATGATTAAAGGAACTAATGATGACATGATTGATTATATCAGTGACATCAAACGTGAGACACATCAGCAAAGTTACATAGATATTGCATTCCCCCGAGGATGTAATGGTCTTGAAAAGTACCGGAGTTATTCGGAGATTTATAAGAAGGGTACACCTATTGCTGTCCGAGGTGCATTATTGTATAATCACTATCTCAAGCAGTATAAAATTACTAATAAGTTTCCTCTTATCCAAGAAGGGGAAAAGGTAAAATTCATTTACCTCAAAACACCAAACCCTATCGGTCAGAACATTATCTCATTCTTTAACACGCTTCCTAAAGAATTTAAGTTAGATCAGTACATCAATCATCAGATGCAATTTGAGAAGTCCTTCTTGGAACCTCTCAAATCTGTGATAGAATGTATTGGATGGAAGCATGAGCGCACCGGCTCATTAAGTAGTTTCTTTTCGTAATTATTATGTCATTTTTAAACAACGTTATCAAGGAGTTAGATAATGAATTTGCGTCAATTGTTGATGAAGGCATCGCCGCAGGAGATTGTGACACTTTTGTGGACACTGGCTCTTACATCCTCAATGGTCTTGTGTCTGGGAGCATTTTTGGTGGTCTCCCATCAAACAAAGTCACCGCTCTTGCAGGAGAATCAAGCACAGGAAAAACTTTCTTCGCACTGTCAATCGTAAAGAACTTTCTGACACAAAACTCTAACGGTCAAGTAATTTATTTTGAGTCTGAATCTGCTATCTCTAAGAGCATGATGAGTAGTCGTGATATTGATGTCACAAGGGTGGGTCTTGTCCCTGTAACTACAGTTCAGGAGTTTCGTACTCAAAGTATTAAGATCGTTGACGAGTACAATAAACTTAAGAAAGAGGATCGCCCACCGCTTTTATTTGTGCTAGACTCTTTGGGTATGCTATCAACCTCTAAGGAAGTTGCTGATGCATCTGATGGTAAGGAGACACGCGACATGACCCGCGCTCAGGTGATTAAATCTATCTTTAGAATCTTGTCACTGAAGTTGGGTCAGGCAGGCATTCCTTTGATTGTTACTAACCACACCTATGAAGTTGTTGGTGCTTATGTTCCTACCAAGGAAATGGGTGGTGGTACTGGTCTCAAGTATGCTGCTTCTAGTATTTTATTCCTCACCAAAAAGAAGGAGAAGGATGGTACTGAGCAGGTTGGTAACATTATCAAAGTGAAGGCACACAAGTCTCGCTTTACTAAAGAAAATTCTATTGTAGAAACGAGGTTATTCTTTGACGAACGTGGACTTGACAAGTATTATGGACTATTGGAGCTGGGTCAACAGCACGGAGTCTTTGAGCGTGTGGGTAACCGTGTTAAGACTGAGCATGGGAATGTATATCCTTCTGCTATCTACAAGGATCCTGAGAAGTTCTTCACTGAAGAAATCCTCCAAGCACTTGATGAATGTGCCAAGAAAGAATTCTGCTATGGATCTTGATGGAAGTAATTGAAAGCACTATCCTGAAAAATCTCGTTAGTAACGAGAGTTATATGCGTAAGGTTATTCCTTATGTGAAACCAGAATATTTTATTCAGTACTCTGATAAAATTCTGTTTGATATCATTAATGAGTTTGTGGTTAACTACGGTCAACCACCTACTAAAGAAGTACTTTCTATTGAGGTTGATAATCGTAAGGATCTGAATGAAGATTCTTATAAGGAACTGCAAGTAAAGATTGCTGACATTGATAACACTGAAGTTGATGATCGTTGGATCCTTGACACTACAGAGAAATGGTGTAAGCAACGTGCAGTTTACTTGGCACTACTGGAGAGTGTTAAGATTGCTGATGGTAAGGATGAGAAGAGAAGTGAGGATGCTATCCCATCAATTCTTCAGGAAGCATTAGGTGTTTCATTTGACGAGCACATCGGACATGACTACATAGAAGATTATGAAAGTCGTTACGAGTTCTATCATAGACATGAAAACAAAATCCCGTTCGATCTGTCTCTCTTCAATAAAATTACGAAGGGTGGTATTTCTAACAAAACTCTCAACATCGCACTTGCTGGTACTGGGGTGGGCAAATCATTGTTTATGTGTCACATGGCCGCTGCGTCATTACTTCAGAGTAAAAATGTCCTCTACATCACATTGGAGATGGCAGAAGAGAAGATCGCTGAACGCATTGACGCAAATCTTCTCAACGTCAATATCAAGGACATTGAAGAACTGCCGGAACAAATCTTCACTTCCAAAGTAAATAGATTAGCACAGAAGACTAACGGTAAACTTATCATTAAAGAGTATCCTACAGCGTCAGCACATAGCGGACACTTCAAGGCACTTCTGAATGAACTTGCACTTAAGAAAAGTTTTAAACCAGACATCATCTTTATTGATTATCTAAACATCTGTGCGTCATCACGATATAAAGGAGCACTTGTAAATTCTTATACTAACATCAAAGCGATTGCAGAAGAACTTCGCGGACTTGCTGGCGAACATAACGTCCCTATTGTTTCGGCTACTCAGACTACTCGTTCTGGGTATGGTTCTAGTGACATTGATCTTACTGATACCTCTGAGTCTTTTGGACTACCTGCTACTGCAGACTTTATGTTTGCTCTTATCAGTACAGAAGAACTTGAAGGCATCAATCAACTCATGATTAAGCAACTCAAGAATCGTTATAACGATACTACATCATATAAAAGATTTGTTATCGGTATTGACAGATCAAAGATGAGGTTGTATGATGTAGAGGAGTCCGCTCAGGTCGATATTGTTGACTCAGGACAAGAGCAGTATGACTTTGAGGAGATTGCCAAGTCTCAAAGTAAATCATCTATGGCAAAGTTAACTGAGTTTAAATTTTAATTATGACAACTAAAGGATTGTTTTCCACACCAGTTTATATGGAAAGAGAACTCGGTCAATCTGAGCGAGATATCAATCAAGAACTGATGGATAAGTATTATTCCATGAGAAAAATACCTTTACGTGCATCTTATAATAAAGAAGCAGCACATGATATTAGTGTTGGTGAAGATGGTGTTCAGTTTTCTGAAAATATTATTGACGATTGTCCGTTGTTTAGTAAGTTTTTAGATACATCTGTTAATCAGTATATCAAAGACTTGGGATTTCAACCTCATCCGTATATGGTTAAAGAATCGTGGTTTACTAAAACTATTAAAGGTAAACATGCTCCAGTTCATAATCATGCAGATAATGATATTTCGGGAGTTTATTACGTCCAGACGAATGAGGATGATGGTCCTCTTGTTTTAAAAAATCCTTTGTCAATTGCTCAGGGCAATTACATTTATTTCTTAGATCACCATCAACACGGTCATCATGTAATGCCATTACATAGAGGACAAATTATACTATGGCCTTCAGTGATTGATCATAGCACTTATGTTAATGAAACTAATCATGAAAGAGTTAGTTTAAGTTTTAACATTTCAATTGAACGTTATCCATTTACCTTATCTAAAAACTAATATGACTGTAAACACCAAAGCATATCTTGAGTTCGTTGATGCTGTTACATCAGAACAAAGCAAAGACTTTGAGGCATTTGTCTATCGTCTTCAAGAACTAGAAGGACAAGAGTTTCCTAGTGAGAGATTACTTACTGCTGCTGTAGGAATGTCTGCTGAGGCAGGTGAGTTTACTGAGATCGTTAAGAAGATTATCTTCCAAGGTAAACCTGTCAATGATGAAAATCTGTTTCATCTTAAACGTGAACTTGGAGACATCATGTGGTATGTCGCTCAAGCATGTATGGGTCTGAATGTTTCTCTCGATGAAGTTATTGAGATGAACGTTCACAAACTGATGGCTCGTTACCCTGGTGGTGAGTTTGATGTTAATCATTCAGAGAACCGAGTAGAAGGAGATCTCTAATAAATACCCCCGTAAGGGGGTTTTTTAATGGCATATTCTATTCGTCCGAGAACTAAGGATGAAATATATCAAGTAACTAGTTATAAAGCTGATAAGATTGGTTTGATTGTAGAACTTTATGAATACCTTACTAGTAAATATCGTAATGTGGATCGCCCCCTGATCCTTAATGATGCTAGAGGTGGTAATGAAGTTAAAGTACATCCTGAGATAGCACAGGCATCTGGTCTTAGTGAAAGAGACTTGGAAAGAAATTCTCGCACTACACTAAAAATTAGATATGGAGTTGGTAGTGGTGGTGGTAGAGCAAGATATAATATGGGTAATGCTGCAGAAGGAATTCTAGCAGCAGCGATTACTGCTCGTTTTGTTAATAAAGGAAAAAGAATTAATGAAAGGGATATTTTAAATATTCTAGAAAAGCAATATAGAACACTGTCTACAGATCACAAAGGAAGTTTTAATACATTCAAGTCTCCTAATTTTAAAACTATTAGGGAGTCCGCTAAGATGATCCCTGATGATGATGTTGAACTGACTATTAAGTTATCGCCCATCAATATGTCATTGGTTTTTTGCGAGCAACTTTTAGATAATGATGAGAAGGCATCAGGTATTGCTGATCGCATGAGTATCATGACGCCATGCGTTCAGTATGCTAACTCCAGAGAAATTTCTCAGTTAGCAAATGTCATGTATCATAATAGAGTTTACAATAAAATTGAAGTCGAAGCTGATGGTGTTGGTGGTGAACTAACGACAAAGGTTGATATCTTTGTGAGGATTGATGGGAAGAAAGATATAACAATTCCTGGTAGATATGGCAATAGAAAATTAGCTATCACTCAGATCTCACTCAAGCGTGAGGTAGATCAATTCGCTCAGGTTGGTGGATGGGATATCCAAACTGTTAATAATTTCTGGGGTGTTATCTTAGATGAAAATCTAATCAATAACGTTCAACTAGAAGCAATCTACGCCAAACATAATGACGGAGATTGGGAAACAACTAAGCATCATGCTGCTGCTGTGATGAATGATATCTATCTCTGGGCGCATAACAGAATACAGAATAAGTTTGGTAACTCTTCTTGGAGAAGACATTTTGTGGAAACACTTGATGACTTCGCTACAAAAAATGAGGAGAATGTAAAACTCGTAGAGATTATTGGTAGTGGTTATGAGAAGTTTGATTTCTCTAAATTACATGTAGCACTCAACGGTAGACCAGACTTGGATGTAGAAGCAAATCTGGAACTGGCATCGACATATCACAAATCAGTTCCTAGAGATCCTACTGTGGGAGCACCACTGCCAGCAGTTATCATTAGTGCTAAGAATAAAAATGATAATAAAGTTTATGATCTAATTAAATTCAGACATAAGATTGAGTGGGGTGGCACTGCCATTCGTAATTATGTGGAGAAGCAAAAAGGTTTATCCGAATACATTGCAGGATCATGAGTAAGAACACACACTTAGAACACCTAGAAGATAGTATATTATTTGATGGAGCTGCTGGTGCTTCTGATGCATTTAAGTTTTTAGATTTACTAGCAAAAACTTTTACTGGTGGTGGCAATAATAACTTTAAGATCACTACAAAATGGGATGGTGCCCCTGCTATTTTCTGTGGCAACTATCCAGGCACAGATAACTTCTTTGTTGGAACTAAATCAGTCTTCAATAAAGATGCGAAGATCAATTATGTTGATGCTGATATTGAAAGGAACCACGGTCATGCTGCTGGTCTGGTAGAGAAATTAAAAGCATCATTAAAATATTTTCCAGCACTAGGTATCAGTGGTGTAGCACAGGGTGACCTGTTGTTTACTCATGATAAGAAAACTCAGGTGATTGATGGTAAGACTTGTATCACATTTCAACCTAACACCATTACCTATGCCATACCAGAAGATAGTGATCTATATGAGAAGGCAAAGAAAGCAAAGATCGGTGTAGTATTTCATACATCTTATTCAGGATCTGATGTAAGCAGTATGAATGCTTCGTTCGGATTTGATGTAAGTAAATTAAAGAAGAGTGATGACATTCTAGTATTGAGTGCCGAGACAGGACAGTTAGGAAAGGATACTCTTCTTACACCTACTGAGAAGAATAAGTTATCGCAACTCAAAACTCAGGCACCTAGTCATGTTCGCACAGCAGGATCATTCTTAGATGAGGTAGCAGCACAGATTGTTCTTAAGGATCAGTTGACTGTAGGACCACGATTAAAGATTTTCTTTAACACATATGTTCGTCAGGGTAGAACAGTTCCTGAACCCAATACATTCTATAGAGAGTTCACAAAATATTTTGAGACTGAATGTCAGAAGGCAGTTGATAAAGTAAAAACTCCGAAGGCAAAAGCAACTAAACTCAAGAAGATGTTTGATGGTCTGGAGTTTATTGAAAAGAATAAGAACCCTCTTAATAGCACAGTACAACTATATAAGTTATTGCAGGATGCGAAGTTAGTATTCATTCGCAAACTTGAGAAGGGTGAGCGTATTGGAACCTATCTTAAGACAGAAGGTGGTTATGAAGTCACAGCACCAGAGGGATATGTTGCTGTTAGTAATGGAACCAACGCAGTGAAGTTAGTTGATCGTTTGTCATTCAGCGTAGCAAACTTTAATGTATCTAAAGACTGGGTAGCAGGAGACAAATGAAACGAGTAGTATTTGCATGGGGTAGATTTAACCCACCAACAATCGGACATGAGAAACTTCTGCAAGCAGTAGAGAAGATTGCTGCTGGTGATGATTTTCTTATCTACCCTACTCATACTCAGGATAAGAAAAAAAATCCATTGGATTCAAAAACTAAATCTGATCTCATGAAGAAGATGTTTCCTTCTATGAGTACTAACATTGTTTATGATCGTGACATTAATACAATTATTAAAGCACTCCAAGGTCTCCAAGGAACATATCATGACTGTGTTCTAGTAGCAGGATCTGACCGTGTGTCACAGTATGATGCTATGATTAGTAAGTATAATGGAGTTGAATATACATTCAGAAAACTAGAAGTGATATCTGCTGGTGAAAGAGATCCTGATGCTGATGGTGCTGAAGGTATGTCTGCTAGTAAGATGAGAGCAGCGGCAGTTCAATCTGATTTCAATTCATTTAGAACTGGTATGCCTAGAACTATTTCTGATAGAGACTGTAAAAAACTTATGGATGATATCAGAGACATTATGTTAAAGTAATAAATAGTACGATAGAATTTAAATATTAATGTACAACTTCTCCGAATACAATAAGAAGGTTTACATCCGTGAACAATATTATAACGATGAAATTTTTCCAGAAGGAATGAAAGTTCGTAATGGAAACGATCAAGTGGGAACTATTATTAGGCGTGGACCTAATTATGTTATCTGCTTAGATGAAGATCACAAGACTTTTAGAAGTTGGATTTCTGATATCAGTGAGGTCCATGAACTTGGAACTGATGAGACCAGAGAGTATCTTCAAGATTTGACTCCAGGTCAAAAGAAAGAACGTTATGGTAAGACTAAGACACCTGAGTCATCTACATCTATAAATAAAAGAAAAAGTACCCATAAAGAAATGTACAACGATAGTTATTCGGATTCTTTAATCAAACGATCCTCTGAGGGCATTGCCGGAAAGGAGTGCTACGGAGAAGTAGAAAATAAAAAGACCGTTGAGGATCAGTATTCATCATCATTGATGGATGCTACGTTAACAAAACTTTCCTCTGGTAAATTGTTTGAAGGTAGCATGAAGCAAGCCCGTTCTAATGTCGGTGCTGATTCTTGCTGGGATGGTTACAAGGCAAAGGGAACTAAGAAGAAGGGCGGTAAGGTTGTACCTAACTGTGTGAAGGAGGAAGATCTAGATGAAAAAAGACTTGATCCAGTCGGCAAAGAAGATTCTGATGTTGATAATGATGGTGATACTGATAAGAGTGATAAGTACCTTATGAAGCGTCGTAAGGCAATCAGTAAAGCAATTGGAACTAAGAAAGAAGAGTTCTCCGATTGGAGATCTGAGATGGGATTGGAAGAAGCGAAATGCAATAATTCCAAGGAAGGAACTAAGTGCCCCGTTCATGGAACTGATGCATGTAAATGTGAAGAAACCGTAGACGAAGATTGCGGTTGTGACAGTGGTAAGAAGTCAAAAAAATATTGAAGGCATATATATGGTAGACATTACTAATGAGGTTTACCATGTTATCCTTTCTACTTCCACTAGCATCCAAAGTTATTTCCGATGCTGTTTCTAAAGTTCCAGACAATGAAGAATTGGGTGAGAAACTTGTTGAGATCTGTCTTGTTATTCTTGCTAAGGCAGTTAAGTTAACCAAGACTGATATGGACGATCAACTTTTAGAAGTTGTTACCAAGGCAATCAATTCTCGCGAAGAAGCCTGATAGCAGTTACTAATTAGGTATTTTACTGGGGAGTATACTCCCCTTTTTTTATAAATAATCAAAGATTACGAAAACTTTCAAAGGTAAAACACATGGCGTTATACGGAAATACCGATTCCAACGCGAACAAAACTAAGGTTGAAGGAGTCCGTGGTAACGGTCCTGGATCACAGTCTGAGACTGTAGTATTTGTTGACGCAACGGAAGCAAACCTTGCTGAGAATAAAGCTCGTGGCATCAGTGGTCCTGGTTGGTGGGCATTTGCCACCTATACACAAGGAGCAGTAACTCGCACTAAGGCAGAGTGTTTAGCAGTTATCTCTAATCCTGAAGCAAATAGTGCAGAAAGTCAGGCAGATGATACTATCGCAGCAGACCGCACAGTTGTTATCTCAGCACAACCTGCTTCCCAGGAAGTTTCTGCTGGAGCAGATGCAACCTTCGCAGTAACAGCTGCTATTGAGGGTGCATCTGGTGGATCTATCAGTGCTCAGTGGTTTGTATCTAGCAATGGTGGAGGTAGTTTCGCTCCGATCTCCCCCAATGCTAGCACTGGTTTCGGTGGAACTTACATCTATCAAGGTTCTGGATTCTCCGGTCAGGAACTACGCATTACTGCAACTAATGGTGCAATGGTTAACTACCAGTATCGTGTTGTCCTTTCTACGGCAGGGGATTCTGGTGATGTTACTTCCGACGCTGCTACCCTTACATTTAGCTGATAATTAAATGAGATTTGATGAACTGAACGAAGACAACTATGTCTTCTTTGCAATTAAATATTACAACAATCCACACTGTACTACTAAAGAAGAATTTGATGAAGATTTAAAGAGATTTAAGTATGTCAAAAAACTTATGCGAAAGTATATAAATTCTGACATACTTAAACATCATTTAATTTTAAATCATTTGATTATTCTTTTTAATGTATTTAATGATGCAACAGTTCCTTTGCTGTTTTATAAAATTGAAAGAAATTGTTGGCCTGTTCTCAAATCTTTTCTGATATACTTAAACAGGATGCCACCAAACTATCTGGAGCATGTTGAACCAGATTATAAATGTCTAGAAGAACTAAATAAAATATGAAAAACATTAGACAACTTCTACAACAAGCGAGATATCAAATGTGGGAAGAACCAACAATGTCTGTTGGTTCCGGTGCTAATTTGTCACTACCTCCTGCACATGAACCTCCTGGCATCCCTGCCGGTAAGAAAAAGAAAAAGTATGATGGTAGAACAAAAGCAGGTCGTAAACTTGTAAACAGAATTTTAACCAACCGAGACAAGAAGGCAAAGAAAAAAATGACACAAGAACAACACATCATCGAAGCTGACGACAAGCAGAAGGGTCCATCAGAAACTGAGAGGGCACAGAAATCTATCACTCAGCAGAAGAAACTGAACAAGCAGAAAGAAGTTCAGAAGAAAGCGCAGGATGCCAAAGGCAAAATGCAGAATAAGACTAAAGAGATGGATACTCTGATGAAGGCACGTTTGTCTGACTTCAGAAAGAAAGCATCTGAGAAGTCTAGTAATCTTCAGAAGCAAGTATCAGAATCAGCAGGAACTCAGGCTCCTGGATTGGAAGTTCTTGGAACTCTCATGAAACTGGCGCAGGAATCTACCTATGGCAATCAAGAAGTAGAAGGTTTCGTTCAGTTCAGAGACGGTCGTTCACTCAGAGTTAACACTGATGTTGCTAAGAGAATGGTTGCTACATTTGAAGCACTCGACGCTGGCGTTCAGGATCAGTATCGTTTCCTCATGAATAAGAGTGTAGAAGATTTCCTTAAGATTATGCAGTTCAATCCGTCATCTGTATAACATGTCACCTTTTGGATCTGGGAGAGACTTAGCAGTCCTCAAATCAAAACTTGATATCTATGAAGACCTTTCAAAAGAAATGTTGGATAAGTTAGAAAGAGCAGTTACATCCATATCTGAGAATAGTAACAGAGTGGCAATCATTCTGGAACGTCATGAAAATAGATTAGACGAAGTTGATAAGAATAGTAATGCATTAATTAAACTGATTGAAAAAGTAGAAGATAAGATTGATAAAGTAGAAGGTAGAGTAGAACAACTCTCTCGTTTCCGTTGGGTAAGTGTTGGTGTTGCTACAGCAGCAGTCATTTTACTGAGGATATCCGATACTTTTGGTGGCACTCCTACAATGAACCAGTTGCCTCAAGCATCATTGACAGCGTACCAGCAAGCTGCTATAGTGAGGTGAAGCAACTCGCCCCTATAGTATGAATTTCATTGATGCGAAGTATATTAATCTTATCTCGCCTCAACTTGTAAAGTTTGCTAAAAAGAAATCAGATCTGTATACATTCAGATGCCCCTACTGCGGTGACTCACAGAAGCACCGCAATAAAACTAGGGGTTATTTTTATCGGAAACGTAATGATTACTTTTTTAAATGTCACAACTGTGGCATGGGTAGAACGTTTACAAATTTCTTAAAAGATCAATCTCCTGCACTCCATGATGAGTACATTATGGAGAGATATAAAGAAGGTCTCACTGGCAAGGGATCTAATACTGCAGTGCCAGATTTTAAAATTCCCACTCCGGTATTTAAGAAAGATATATTCTCAGATCTTAAAAAAGTCGAAACTCTAAATAAAGAACATCCCGCAAAAGTATACTTAAGTCAGCGCCAAATTCCAGAGGATTTATTCTCAATTTTTTACTACGCAGAAGACTTCAATGCTTGGGCAAAACTCAGTAATAATCAAAAAGAATCTAGAATCGTCATCCCCTTAATGTCTAATGACGGTAAGGTGTTTGGGCATCAAGGGAGGTCATTAGATAAAAATACCAAACTTCGTTACATCACAACGATTTTAGATAAATCATTTCCTAAATTATTTGGACTTGATAGAGTAAACAATACTAAGAAAATATATGTCACAGAAGGACCATTTGATTCCTTGTTTTTATCAAATGCAATCGCCATGTGTGGATCTGACGTTACGTTGGATGGCACTGAGTTCAACGATCTCATTTATGTTCTGGACAATGAACCACGAAACAAAGAGATTGTCGCCAAGTATGAAAAACTTATCTCATCCGGGAACAGTATCGTCATCTGGCCGAGTACCGTGATTGAAAAAGATATCAATGACATGAAGATGTCTGGACACAACGTGCAAAATCTGGTAGAATGTAATACCTACCAAGGACTAGAAGCAATCATTAAATTAAACGCCTGGAAGAAAGTATGAGTAACGGTATCAAAGTTGTTAAGCGCAGTGGTGAAATTGAACCACTGAACCTGGAAAAAATTCATTCGATGGTCGAATGTGCTTGTCATAATCTTGGTGGAGTTTCTGCAAGTCAAGTAGAAATGAATTCAGGAATTCAATTTTATGATGGTATCCCTACAGATAAAATTCAAGAGATCCTTGTTCGTTCTGCTAGTGATCTTATCTCTTTGGATAATCCAAACTATCAATTTGTAGCAGCACGTCTACTATTGTTTGGTCTTTATAAGCAAGTCTTCGGACCAGACTGGCAGAATGGATTTCCTGATCTCAAAGAACATTTGAATGAGGGTATTGATCGTGGCATCTATGATGCTGAATTGGTGACTAAATATTCTGATGATGAGTGGGAAAAAATTCACTCATACTTAGATCATGGTCGTGACTATTTGTTTACTTATGCTGGTCTTCGTCAAGTAGTTGATAAGTATCTCGTTCAAGATAGGAGTTCACATGCAATTTACGAAACCCCTCAGTATGCATACTTGCTGGTCTCTGCCACGATCTTCGCAGAATATCCTCAGGAAACTAGGTTAGATTATGTCAGAAGATACTACAACGCAATCAGCAAACACAAAATCAACGTTCCAACACCCATCTTGGCAGGAGTGCGAACACCACTTCGACAATTTGCTAGTTGCGTTCTGGTTGATTCTGATGACACCCTCTCTAGTATCGAGTCTAGTGACTCTGCAATTTTTAGGTATGTTGCTCAAAGGGCGGGAATTGGTATCAATGCAGGTAGGATCCGTGGCATCAACAGTAAGATCCGAGGCGGAGAAGTGCAGCACACAGGTGTTGTCCCATTCCTCAAAAAGTTTGAGAGCACTGTCAGAAGTTGTACTCAAAATGGCATACGAGGTGGATCAGCTACAGTACACTTCCCAATCTGGCACCAAGAGATAGAAGATATTATTGTTCTCAAGAACAATAAGGGAACCGAAGACAATCGAGTGAGGAAACTTGACTACTCAATCCAAATTTCAAAGATTTTCTACGAACGTTTCATTGAGAATGGAGAGATTAGCCTGTTCTCACCGCATGACGTACCAGGTTTGTATGATGCTTTTGGTACTGATGACTTTGACACTTTATATCGGATGCATGAACTCAATGATGCTGTTCCAAGAAAGACTGTCGGGGCACAAGAACTTATCTTAGATATTTTGAAAGAACGAGCAGAGACTGGTCGGTTGTATTTGATGAATATCGATCACTGTAATACACACTCTTCATTCAAAGATAAAGTTTATATGAGTAATCTCTGTCAGGAGATCACTCTTCCAACTAAACCACTTACTCATATCGATGATCCTGATGGTGAGATTGCTCTTTGCATTCTTTCTGCTATCAATGTAGGTAAGATTTACAAACTTTCTGAGATGGAAGAACTATGTGATCTTTCCGTTCGTAGTCTAGAGGAACTAATCGACTATCAGAAATACCCTGTAGTCGCTGCAGAACGCTCTACAAAGGCGAGAAGATCATTGGGGGTAGGGTTTATTGGTTTAGCACATTACCTCGCTCGTAACGGCGAGCACTATGACGATCAAGCGTCATGGGATTTAGTTCATGAATTGTCTGAAGCATTCCAATACTTCCTTCTGAAATCTTCTAATGAAGTTGCTAAAGAAAAAGGAGTGTGTGAAGCATTCCATAGGACAAAATATTCTGATGGAATTCTTCCGATTGATACATATAAGACCGATGTAGATAGTATCGTATCACCGCAATACAATTATGACTGGGAAACTCTTAGAGAATCTATTATTACCCACGGTCTTAGGCACTCAACATTGTCGGCACAAATGCCTTCAGAGAGCAGTTCCGTTGTGTCAAATGCAACCAATGGAATCGAACCGCCAAGAGCTTACTTGTCCATTAAAAAATCCAAGAAGGGGGTTCTTAAGCAGATTGTTCCTCAGTATGCTACACTAAAGAATAACTACACACTCTTATGGGATATGGCATCTAATGCCGGATACATTAAGATTGTTGCTGTGATGCAAAAGTTCTTCGATCAAGGAATCAGTGGCAACTGGTCTTATAATCCAGAACAGTTTGATAACAATGAGGTTCCAGTTTCAGTAATGGCACAAGACTTCCTCACTACCTACAAGTATGGCTGGAAGACTTCTTATTATCAGAATACATACGACATCAAGACTGATGAATATCAGGAAGATGTGAAGCAGAGTTTAGAAAGTTTAATTTCAAGTATAGAAAACACCGAGGAGGAAGACTGTGAGTCCTGTAAACTTTAGAGTAGGATCTAGCGACACTAATACCACCGTTCGTGGTATGACCGTATTCAATAAAGATAAAGTTAATACTAAGAAGCAACCGATGTTCTTCGGTGCTCCTCTTGGTATTCAGCGTTATGATACTTATAAGTATCCAGTGTTCGATAAACTTACTCAGACACAACTTGGATACTTCTGGAGACCTGAAGAGGTTTCTTTGCAGAAAGATCGCGGTGATTATCAATCATTGCGTCCAGAACAAAAGCATATCTTTACTTCTAATTTGAAGTATCAGATCATGCTTGACTCAGTTCAGGGTCGTGCTCCTGGTATGGCATTCATTCCATACTGTTCTCTACCTGAACTGGAAGCATGTATGGAAGTCTGGGGTTTCATGGAGATGATCCACAGTCGTTCATATACTCACATCATTAAAAATGTTTATGCTGATCCAGCAGAAGTGCTTGACACGATCCTGGATGACGCTATGATATTATCACGCGCCGAAACAGTCACGGGTGCGTATGATGATTTCATCAACCACGCTCAGTCATATGGAAGTGGTAATCAGTGGGAACATGCTCTTGAGGGAGTTCCCTGTGCTGAATACGATCTGTATGAACTTAAGCGTAAACTTTATCGTGCTGTAGTTAACGTTAACATTCTTGAAGGAATCAGATTCTATGTCTCATTCGCCTGCTCGTTTGCTTTTGGAGAGCTTAAACTCATGGAGGGATCCGCTAAAATTATCTCTCTCATCGCCAGAGACGAAAACCAACATCTTGTTCTTACACAAAACATTATCAATAAATGGCGTCAGGGAGACGACCCAGACATGGTTAGAATTGCTGAAGAAGAAGAGCAGTGGGTCTATCAAGCGTTTGAGGCAGCAGTAACTGAAGAACGTATCTGGGCTGACTACCTTTTCCAGAAAGGTTCTATGATCGGTCTCAATGCTAAACTTCTCACACAATATGTTGAGTGGGTTGCTAACCGTCGCATGAAAGCAATTGGTTTGAAACCTGTTTATGATGTTGCTGCTAAGAATAATCCATTACCTTGGACCGAGCATTGGATTTCTTCTAAAGGTCTTCAGGTAGCACCTCAGGAAACTGAGAATGAAAGTTACATTGTTGGAGGAATTAAGCAGGATGTTAAGAAAGATACTTTCGCTGATTTTCAATTGTGAAAAAACAACCACCGTGGAAACTGTTAGCATTAAAAGACCCGAATCTGACAGACGAAGAGTACACACTTCTGAAGTTAGGACCGATGAGTCTGGGTCAAGCGTTTCATTTACAGGCAATAAAATACAGATACCAGATCCGTGGGATGACATCCTAATGTAATCTAAATACCTTCATCATATGATGGGGGTATTTTTTTATGAAACCACAATCTGCTAAGGCAAAGGGTAGGAAGTTACAGCAGTGGGTAAGAGATAAATTGATCGAACATCTTAGCGTACATCCTGAGGACATTGAATCTCGGTCTATGGGTGCTGGTGGAGAAGATCTCATTATGGCAAGAGCAGCTAGACAAAAGTTCCCTCATAGTATAGAATGCAAGAACGTGGAGAAACTAAATATCTGGGACGCATATGAACAATCAGCGTCCAATTGCGGGGATTATGAACCTATTGTTATTATCAAAAAAAATGGTAAGAAACCTTTAGTAGTAATTGACGCTGAGTACTTCATTAAAACCTTTCAAAATTAATCATGAAAAAACTTTTACTAGCCTTGCTGCTTACAGCAACTCCTGTTCTCGCCCATAACCACATCACTCCACTCAATGAACCAGTAGTGGCAGATAAGATCACTAAGGGATTGAAATCTTATGATGCTATGGGATGTATGTTACTAAGAGAATGTACCGATAATGTCAAAAAAATTCATAGCATCAGAGATCTCGGGAATAATTATCCTGATAGTAATTTTAATCTTATTGCTGATGAGTTTAACTCAATGCTTGTTTCTCTTGAACAGGTCGGAGTTAATGTATTTCTAGCAGATGAAAAATATTTTCCTCCAGGACATCGTGGTGTGTATCACACAGTAAGCAATAACTTCTTCCTGAATGAAGACTACATGCATAATCAAGGTGTTCTTATGTCAGTCATGCGCCATGAAGGATGGCATGTAGCACAGGATTGTATGGCAGGAACTATTAATAATAGTATAATTGCTATCATTAAACCTGAAGATTCAGTTCCTCCTATGTGGGCTGAGATTGCTAAAAGAACTTATATGGGTAGTGTTCTTCCATGGGAACGTGAAGCAATGTGGGCGGGACATACTGAAGGTATGACTGCTGATGCATTAAAAGCATGTGCTACTGGTGCTATGTGGGAAGTATATCCTCCAACTCCTTTAACACGTCAGTTCTTGGAAGATAAAGGTTACATTAAATAAATAAAAGAGCCTTACTCTTTACTCATGGAATCAAATCCGAAGAAGAAAGAGGAAGCCAAAAAGGAAAACAAATTTGAGTGGGCGGACGAGGGTGTATCAACTCTCGTTCGAGTTATTATTCTTGGTTGGTCAGCAGCAATTCTGACCCTTAATTATGTAACTGTTCCTGGTATTCCTCAAAAAAACATCGATCCGACTTTTATAGCCAGCGTGTTCACTGGAACGCTTGCGACGTTCGGTGTCGTTGCGTCTAAAAAGAAAGACGATTCAAAAGAAGCACCTACACTGGAGAAGAAAGATGCAAAAATTGATTAATGGTGTCGCGTTATTATCTGGTTTAGTTTCTTTAGCTGTCTTAGGGGGTGGTGCTTATCTTTACATTCAAAAGGATTCAATTATCGAATCACAAAAAGAAAATTTAGCGAAAGTTATTGCAGAAGCAATGACTGATGCTCTTCCTGGTATGCTCGATGGTGCAATGCCAGAGATGCCTGAACTGCCATCGGCAACTGGTCCCGCGATTAGGTTACCATGACAAATCCAGAAGAGTTAGCACAAAAATATGCTACCGAGCATGTACCGAGCAAGTCACCTATTAAAGGTATTGCATTGACCTTGGGTGGACTCTTCGCATTCGCTCATTTAGGTTTACTGGGATATGTTATTCATAGACCAGAGCAACCAAAACTTCCTCAAGTACCTACAATCAATATTCCTCATGGGGATTATTCTTCCTACAAGATTAAAGCTGGTAAGGATGGATACGAGATTGAATATAAAGCAAACGATCCTGCAATTTTAGAATCAGAAAGATCATTATCTTCTGATAGTAATAAGAAAGGATTGTTTGGTGGTGGTACAACAAGTCGCCGTGAGTATCGTAGTGATCAGTATACTATGGATGGTACTCGTAATCTGGGTGGAGGTGACATAGGAGAAGTGGGAAAGACCGGAGGTGTAAGCGCAGAGTGTTTAGTGGCAGACGCTGGGGCAAGAACTCAGGGTGCGATGGCAGGAACAGCAATTAGTGCTGGTCTTATCGTTCCTGCTGTTGCTAGCATTCCTTATGTTGGATGGTTAGCATCTGGTTGGGCGCTATTGCTAGGACAAAAAATAGGATCCTCTTCAGGATCTGCTGTAGGATCACTACTTAATGACTGCTAATGGATATTCGTGAGATTGCACCAATTGATATTAATGTAAAGATCAGGGAACTAGATATCCCACCTATTGATATCTGGACTGCCCCTGCTGTAGGTAATACTAACGTTAGTATTCCACCAGTCACAGTAGAATTAGGAACACCTATCGTTAATATTCCTGGATGTGTCGAAGCTCACGAATCTAATAATGATTCTAAAACTGTTGGTACGGATGATGAGAATGGTTTAATCACATATTGTGATGCAGGTGTTCCATCATTCAATCCAATTGATTATGATAAAAATCAGTTAAAGTTTACTAAAGATTCAAGACCAACTCCTCAATTTAAAGGAGAGCAACCAAATAATTTAGAAGATGATACTCCTGAATCTGCTGTAGGAAGAACACCTGAAGATACAGCAAACATTCAATGTCCTACTCAAGAACAGTTAGATAAAGAACCCGTGGGGTTCCTGTTTGATAGTGGACGCAAAGAAATATTAGGATACAAGTTGGTTGGAAACCAATGTGTCCGAGAGGTAGGTGATGTACCTATCATTACACAAGTATTAAATGGATTACCCCCAACTGGTGTTGTTATCACCACTGGGGGTATTGCTGTAGTTGCTACTACATCAGCACTGCTTGCTAAACCATTCGCTGACATTCTTCTGAAGGTAATTAAACCTACAGTGAAGAAAGTTCTGAAGAAGGTTGCTGCTATTCGGGGGAAGAAACTGAAGGTCCAGTCTGTAGAGGACCGCCGAGTAGAACAGCGGGATCGGAATCAAGCGATTGCAAAGTTGAAGTCTGTGAAGGCGAAGACGAAGAAGTAGGTTGTGGAATAGTATGTGCGTGGGGTGCGATAGCATTCTTATTCATTACTACAACATCAGCACACACACTTGCATACTTACTACCAGGTCGGAAAATAATTCCTTGCTGCATTAGTGTTCCACAATTCTTAAGTCTTGCAATCTCAAAGTCCAATCTTTTATTGGCAGTTATTTGTTGCATCATTGCAATGTTAGAAGTTGCTGCTTCCTTACAAAGATCTTGTAACTTTTTATCTGTAGGTGTACTCCATGTCATGGAGAAACCAACACCTATACTATAATTATCTTTCTGTCCGGTTCTTGTTTTTTTGTGAAATAAAATATCACCGGGATTATCGATACGACCGTCTGGAATAACATTCCCATCATCATCGAAGGCACCCATAGTATCAGTAACATCATATACTGGGTCATTATAATATGGTTCCCATGGTCTAGAAGCAGATGCAGTTCCAGTTACATAGGGTGAGAAGTTGCGAGTTGGACCTTGACATTGTATACCACCTCCGTATGTGTTTGTAATATATGGTCCCTGAAGAACTTGTACGGCTTGGTTTGTAACGGAGCCTGAACTGTTAGCCACAGGAGAAGCAGTAGCAGACACACCACCAATAGTTTCAGCATAAGAAGGATTAGCAAATAATAATGTTACTGCGAGAAGATACTTGTGGTATCGGTTACGCTTGTAACGTCGGTTTCCCTTTGAATAATTGTATGATTTTGGAGCCCTGGTCCAGAATAAGTTTCTGTGAATTGAAACGCTGCTCCTGGTGTCGTTTGTTGGAACGATGGTTTGCTCGTTACTCCCGTCCATGATGATGTCACTCCATCTATAGTTACATTAGAAGCACCTGTTCCTGGGGAAAGGTTTCCAGATGCTGATACACCAGAACCAGTAGCAGAGTACTGGTATCCGGTGCTATAATCCATGCTATTTATAGTCTCAGTTATCTTCTGAGTTGTCTCTGTGTGGCTCGACATGGACCCCTGACTGAAGTTCGGGACCACGGGGACCGCCAGGGCAGCTGCAGGTATGACACTTGCAACCACCGCAGATATCACAGACCAGCGAATCATAGTACTCATTGTTTTTATCCTCAGTCAATTACAGTAATCTCACTAACAAATTGTCCTGTTGCTGTAGTGCCAGCTCCACCAGCCGTCACAGTAATTACACCCGCAGATGTAACAGTACCAGCTAGACTTCCAGCAGTTCCTGCAGTGTAAGAAGTTATATTGGAGAAGTTAGGAACAGTTCCTACGGTAGGAGCAGCAGTTGGGATTGCATCAGCCTGTGTATATGACTGACTGAATGAGAACGCTGCACCAGCGGTGTCTTGAGTAGCAGAAATAGTACCAGGAGAGTAAACTCCTGCAGTAATCGTGCCAGCAGAAACTGTACCTGCAGTGTTACCATCTGTAGTATCAATATTTGAACCACTAATACTAAACGAAGAACCAATTCTTGTTGCCTGTGTTCTAGCAGCATCAACAGTTAGTTGTACGCTAGAAGCATGTTTTGATACAAGTCCGCCAGCGTTAGCAGCAGTGGCGGTCATCAGAAGCATTCCAAAAGTCAAGAAGACTTTTTTCATTATACCTTGATATAAAGACTGAAACTATTTATCTTTTTATTTTTGAATGTTAATATTTACTCTACGAGTGTCCCACGTTCTTTTCTAATTTTTTTAAGTGCTTCAAGGTTCATGTCTTTGGTGCCACCATCATATGGATGAGCATAACCTTCAGTAATCATTTGTTCGTTAAGCGACACGTCGCTGTCCCCAATGTATAACCAGCCAAGAAGGCGACCATATTTACCGACCCCACCAACAAGTTCAGTCCTAACAGACAACTCATCATCACCAGCCAGAGTGCTTTCCAGTTTCGCTTGGAGCCAGTTGGTTGCGTCGATTCCAAGTGCTTTCTCCTCTAAGTTTCTAGTTCTTTTCTCCGGCGTATCAACTCCTGCAACTCTAACTCTTTCTTTCTTGTATAAATCAAACCCGAGGTCGATAGTGACATCAATAGTATCACCATCAACCACACGATTGATCTCCGTCACTCGGAAGTTGTAGCAGCTCTTTCTGCTCGGTGGTGTCATTGCTCCCATCTTCTAACTCTGCAAATGCTTGTCTTAATATGTATACAACTACAAACAATGCTCCGGCAACTGCTAGTATTACACATATAATTACCGACCACACAGGATCCGTAACGTTATCTAAAGGTCTTAATAATAAATTCATTTCTTAACAGGCCAAGTAAGTTCCATTCCTATCGTGAGTAGCAGAACAAATCCAAATACAAATATTCCACTCATCATAATCTATTACCACTATCTGCTGAAGGAATTAATTGATATGCCATTTTATCTCTTAGCATGTTGATGCGTTCATCATCATATTGATTGAAGTTTCCTCGCTTATCAACTTTTTTATAATAGTGTAATGCATTGAGGATGATCGCATAGTCATCTATAGTAAGTTCAAATTTCATAGTTGATGGAATTGGTAATCTAAAATCATTCTATACAAAGAATCTCTCATGAACCATAAGTGTTCTTGTTCTTCGGCAGGTCTAGCAGGGAAACCTTCCCAACGTTCTAACCTTTTTATTACACAGTGATGTAGTAAACGTACATCTTCTATGGTTAAATTTACTGTGTAGTCTGGTTCGTTATTCATGGATTGCGTGGGTTTATTCCTTGTGTTTTAAGATATTCAACCCACCAATCGGTATCTTTTATATACCTCCAATTTGGGACAGGTTTTCCTTGTTCTACCACATAGTATTGATGGAGCGCATCATCTATAGTCTGTGCGATCTCCATACTCTTCTTCATCTTCGTCAACGTCTGCATATGCATCTGCCACGAATGGTCCTCGTTTTCGTAAATGTTCTTTTCCGACATAAGAGTTTTCTGTGTTAACTGCAGATACCCACACCGCAAGTTTCATTACTATAAAAACGATAGCTAATGGTAAGAAGCATCCAACTAAAATAAGAGTCTTAGTCATCATCTTCCTCATATAAAGGACAAGGTTCTTCAAACAAAAGATCTGTTCTGAGTTGATTAACTCTTTCCCTGAGTTGTTTATACAACTCTTTATGTTCTGCTGATTCTTCCTGGTTCATTGGTCCTGTTCTTTTATTTAAACCCATTTAATGTTTTTTAACGAAAGGTTCCCAGTGCTGCCAACTGTATTTATGAACTGCCCACATACCAATAATGGGGACGAAGACTAGGCACCATGCCAGTAGTCCACATCCCCAAGGGTTGTTTAATACAGTTCCACAAAATCTAGCAAACTGTAGCATCATTGCACGTCGTCCCAATCTTTTTGAAATTGATCTAATCCTTCACGGGTAAGTACATGATCGTACATCGCCCAAAATACTTTAGGTGGCATTGTAATAACGCTGGCACCATAAGCAAAACACCGTGATACATGATGAACATCTCTCAATGATGCTGCAAGAATTTGAGTTCTTATACCATGAGAACAATAAGTTCCACTGATAGCACGAACAAGTTCTACACCACTGAATGAGTTATCATTGCAGCGACCTACGAAAGGTGAGATATAAGTAGCACCTGACTTTGCTGCCATGATTGCTTGTGCCACAGAGAACACTAAGGTCACATTGGTTTTAACACCAAGCACAGAGAGTGCTTTACATGCAATCAAACCTTCTACAGTACATGGTAGTTTGATAGTGATTGCTTTACTTCCCAACTGAATAAACTGTTGAGCTTGTTTAATCATTTCCTCAGCAGTATCAGCAACTACTTCACACGATACACTTTCAAACTGGGGATACTTATCAGTTAATTCCTTAGCGACATCAGGAAGCGTCCTGCCGCTTCTTTTAATTAGCGTGGGGTTTGTAGTGACCCCATCAACTAAACCAGTTCTTACTGCCTTCTTGATTTCATCGAGGTCAGCTGTGTCTAAAAAGATTTTCATGAGTAAAAAGTTGTTTGTGTTATGTATGCGCCGTCGAGAGCACATATAATTGATATTAATACTGTAGCGAATAGTAGTGATGCTGTTAGAAATACATTCATTAGTCTGAAAATAATGACAGTATGAATAAGAAAATACCGAAAGAAGAAAATAATATTATTATTGCAAATTCGATTTCCATAGTTCTAAGAAGTAACGATCTACTTTATATAAATCACCAACTGGTGGTTGCTCTTCTATCTTAGACCATTCATTACAGAATGCTCTCATTTCTGGTGTTATGCCATGAGGTAAAAACATTCTGCCGAATGCAGACATAGCAAAAGCAAACCTCATTCTAATGCGCTGTTCCATTTCCTGAGTAGGCGTCGGTTTCATAATAGTTATTCTCACCTTTTCTGTGCCCGAAATAAACGGTGGCACATATAAAGGGTAGTGATCCGAAAAGTAGGACATGTGCTAAAGTCATCTTACGTTGTGTCCTCCGAACATATATCTCATGCCATTGAGGACTTTATTGGCAAAGGTTCCTAATCTTCTAGAGTTGAACCGCTCAAATAATGCAGCACTAAGGACAGGAGCAGGAACCCCGAGGTCCACAGCAGCATGAACAGTCCAACGTCCCTCACCACTATCACTAACCCCACCATCAAACTTGCTAAGTTTGTTGTCATCTCGTAGTACCTCGGCAGTAAGGTCCAATAACCAACTACCAACAACGCTACCACGACGCCAACACTCAGCCACCCTAGCAACGTCAATCTCATAGCAATAGGATTCAGGGTCTGCCATAGGTGCAACCTCAGCGTCTCCTTCTTTGACATATTCTGAACCTGCATTTGCTTGATTGATAATATTAAATCCTTCGGCATATGCTTGCATGATTCCATACTCAATGCCATTGTGAACCATCTTCACAAAATGTCCTGCACCAGGATCACCGCAATACATCCAACCATATTCTTCAGGATACATTACATAGGAACCATCCCCTGTCCTGGGGGCAGCATTAATTCCTGGAGCGAGTGCATCGAAGAGAGGGCGGCATACATCGACTGCGCGGCTTCTGCCACCAACCATAAGACAGTATCCACGCTCCAAACCATAAACACCACCACTAGTACCACAGTCAAGATACTGGATACCAAGTTTCTCAAGGCGGAGTGCTCTCCTCCTTGAATCCTTAAAATTGGAATTGCCATGATCAATAATAATATCTCCATCACTAAGTAATGGTAATAACTCATCGATAGTTTCCTCTACTAGTTCTGCTGGAATCACAAGTTGAAAAATACCAGGAACTGAACCAGCACTAGTATATTTTTTGCCGTCAGTTTTAACTGCTCGAACAAGATACTCTAATGAAGTTACACATCCGCTGATATAACCTGCTTCATACTGTTCACATGCTTTTTCGTAGTTATTTCTGTAACCCCAAACTTCATGTCCTTCTTTAATCATGCGGCGAGACATTCCCTCACCCATTCTGCCTAGACCAATAATACCAACTTTCATTTTAATTAATTCAATTTACGTGAATGACACCAGTCATACCTGCGCCCTGATGAGGACCACAAAAGAAATTATAGTCACCTGCATCAGCAAATACAACGTCTTGTGTTTCACCAGGAGCAAACAGTAATGCTTCTCTGGAAAGATCTGGACGTGCCTCAACAATAATATTGTGAGGAGGTAGTGCTTCATTCATAAAATGCACTGTGTCCCCTGCTGAGATAGTAATCTCATTTGGTTCAAATACTAGGTTGCCATTATGACCCATTGATACATCTACCGCCCATACAGGAGCAGCAAAAAATAGTGCAATGAAAAATGTAACTAAGACTTTCATAGTAGTTTTATCAACTACACTATCTATGCTATTTCTAAGTCTTTCTACTTACAAAATGTCAGGATTTGGTGACGCATCTGGACAGTATTCTTCTGCGTAAAAATGAATTTTTTTGATGAGTTCTTCATACTGATCCCACATCCAGTCCGAACCAGTTTGTTCTTGATATACCTTACAGGCATTATGGAGACGGTGCATGTCTGTTGCGTTAAATCTCATGGTAAACCTGCTGTGATGCATGTAGTATACTTATTTATTGGCGCTTGACAGCCGCCTACATAGGTGGTAAGATACAGATTGTTGTAATGAAACAAATGATCTCAACATCAATTATTGCTGCTGGTCTCGCCTTTATTATTCCATCTACTATTGCTCCATCCATTGCACCAGTTCAGGAGGCTCCTCAAGAAATTCCTGTAATTCATTATGAACCTACTTGGAAGTGTGAAGATTGTACTCCAGAGGAACAGTATGTTCTCGCACAACTTCAGGAACATACCAAGATTACTGACAAGAATGCTCTTGCTACCATCATGGGTAATATTAAACAGGAGAGTAAGTTTATTCCAAACATCTGTGAAGGCGGCGCTCGCGTTTCATATGAGAACTGCCTGAGTGGTGGTTATGGTTTAATCCAATGGACTAGTATCGGACGCTATAAGGGTCTTGGTAATTTCTGTAAGAAGTTTGATTGTGATCCATCATCACTTGCAGGTCAGGTTCGCTGGATGATTAATGAACCAATCTTCCAACGCTATCTCCCCGAGTTTGAGGGACATGGATATTCAATCTCACAATATATGGCTCCTGCATACTACTGGTTAGGGTGGGGTATCAAAGGTAACCGTGAACTGTACGCTTATGATTACGAAAATAAAATGGTACTCGCATGACTTATCTAGCACCAATATATCTTAAAGACGATCCGTGGTTTGGTCCCGCTGTTCTATCTGATACTCAGATGAATTATAGGGATGCATACGATCATGCTGTACTTGACGGTCAGTTATTACATGAACCAGATAGTACAGTAGTTAATGAAGTTATCAATATTCATGAGGTGATGTATCGCATCGCTACGAATAATGGTAAAACTACTTTACATCTTACTGGAGGATCAGAAAATTTTCATGAACGATGATTGGCGCTACAGTGATGATCGTATGGAGTTGAGGCAGAAAGTTTATAGTCTTCTCCTCACTCGTTTTGGATCTGCTATTGACGAAAATGGAGAACCAGTGTATAGTATGAACAGCATCACCCAGTGTTCTCATGATTGGGTATCACAGGGTAATGTTCGTTCTGATGGTATTATTAAATACTTTCAGGCATACTATACATGAGTAAGTATGATTTCGGGGGTCTTGACAGACACCCCGCTAATGTGCTAAGATTAATCAGTGAGTTAGAAGGGTCTTATCAACTTTGTAAGTGGATGGGATTTGAAGAGGATATGAAAGTCCTTGATGAAATGAAGAAACCTTATTACAAACTTTATTTCAAACTCAAACGAGAGCAAGGGTAGGTGTCCGAGTGGTTAATGGAGGTGGACTGTAAATCCACTGGCTCTGCCTACGGGGGTTCAAATCCCTCCCTGCCCACTCTGGTTCAGTAGCTCAGCTGGATAGAGCAACTGCCTTCTAAGCAGTCGGTCGTTGGTTCGAGTCCAACCTGAATCGTGTGACGGGGAATGAGCTCGCCCGCGACGGTGCTAACCACACTGTGATCTAGAGAGTTGGTTACTTTCTTCTTGCTCCGTTACAAACTGTCAGTATGTTGGGTGTAGTGCCCCATAGCAAGCATATCGATAAGTGTAATGTATGCCTCCGTAGCTCAGTGGTAGAGCAGGGCTTTTGTAAAGCTCAGGTCGCAAGTTCAAATCTTGTCAGAGGCTTTGGAACTATAAGTTCCATCATTCCCAAGTAGCTCAGTGGCAGAGCCGCCGACTGTTAATCGGCTGGTCGCTGGTTCAAATCCAGCCTTGGGAGTTTATAAATTTTGCGACATGAACGTTACTAATTCAAACGAACTAGATAAATTTCCCTATATACTAGTCGATGATTTTTATGACTGTTCTGAGTTATATAAAATCTGGGAAGAGTTAGATTACTTGTGTGATCCTAGAATAATATCTAGGTCTAGCATTGAAAACGGTGGGTCGTGGGAGTATGATGAGTGTGGTAATAAAAAATTACTGAAACATAATTGGACTATGTGGTTAGACTCTTACTTTAAAAGTGATCGAAGTAGTTCAAATATTTTAAATGCAAATAGAAAATTATTTAACCACAGTAATTTATTTACAGATCATCCTCATTGGTTGATTAATGATGTCACTGCAATTCAAAAAGATCATACACAAATTGCTTATTATGAAAATGATGATGAGTATAAAGTTCATCGAGATCTCTGTCGTTTAACTTGCCTTACTTGGTTCTTTCGTGAACCGAAAAAATTTACCGGTGGTAATTTGCAGTTCCCTTTATTCGATACTGAGATTGAATGTAGAAACAATCGAATGATTATTTTCCCTGGTGCAGTTCCTCATGCAGTAACTAAAGTTTGTATGGAGGAACAACATAAAGAACAAAAACTCGGTAGATTTGTGATGGTGCAACTACTCAAACTTGACTACAAACCCATTTAGGGTTATAATATTATCATCGCCAGTATTGCTCGAATAGCTCAGCGGTAGAGCACCTCCTTTACACGGAGATTGTCGGGGGTTCGATCCCCTCTTCGAGCATGGTTCATTACCTCCTACTAAATAAATGAAATCAGAAAAGATCAAAGAAGAACTCAACGATATTAAACTTGAACTTGCTTACATGAGAGGTATGTTAGAAAATGTTAGTCATCAGATGCAAGAGTTGCGGGAAGCAGCTGGAATCCCATCCAACGAAAACACGAGCTTGCCAGTGCGAGAATTGTACGAGCATCCGTGGTATAAGTATAAGCGCGAGCAACTTGTCTCTAGTGGAAATTGTCAGCAATCCGAAGGAGACGATCTCTCCGACATTTAGTGCTGAAGATTTAGCATATCAAGAGACACGTCGCCAAAGAAAAGTACGCAAACTTGATTTTGATATTAAGTAAATTATGAAATCTCCCATACAAATACCCACTGCATTAGCAGTGCCTGAGTTCATTAGTATAAATGATGAACTCAAAGTATGGATACAAGGACAATCTACAGGTAATGATAGTAAATTATTTTTTCGGATAGTTGATCCGACAAGTTGTTTATCTCTCTACAATGCAGCGATAAATTTAAAACTTAAGATGAAGAAGCATCTTAAAAAAGATATTACCTTAGTCCGAATTAATACTAATGGTAAAGTCTTCGGATCTCCCGCTCATTTTCATACTGATTATAGTAAACCATATTATTATACTGTAGTATTGTTTACTGAATTAAGTTGGGATACTCAATGGGGTGGTGAACTTGTAGTTCAAAATCCAACCAGTGGAGAATATCATTACCATGCATATATCCCCAACAATGCTGTATTCTTTCCTTCTAATTGGAACCACTGTGGGTTTTCTCCAAATAATTTCACATGTAAAATGAGAAGTAGTGTAGCATTTTCTTACATTGAAACTGAATATCTAGATCAACATGTGTTATAATTAGTAATGTATTTTTCATATAGAAATGAATCACCAAAATATTCTTCGTAAATTTCCTGAAGATATTGCACTCCTCAGTGATGCTGTTGATGGAGTTGTAAATCTTGAAGATGATTATCCATATCTTTACAAAAGACTTTATGAGTTTTATGATGTTAATGGTCTACAACTCTTTGGTGACCCTGACGATGACTATCAGGTGGTCCTGACCCAACTCGAACGAGACCTTGACAGCATCGCCTGAACCTGCTATCATTACAGAGTAAATCAAAGGCATCATCGATGAATGATCTTGACCCAAAGTCCGTAGCATCGACTAAGACTACGGTTGTCCATGAGCGTTTTCCTTACCGCTATGTGCAAAAGGGTTACATTCAACTTAATGGTAAACCCGATTTGCGTCTTCAGAAGGCAGACGAGTATACTAAAAAATACTCTGACATTTATCTCTTTGATAATGCCGATCAATGTTTTCTTGCTATAGAAGACTTTGAGTATTCTAAGTGGTTAGATCCCGCTGGTGTCCCTTGCTATGTAAAAGATGTCGCTCAACAACACTAATTTAAAGTTTAACAACCAAACAGAATTCGTTCCTGCTAACCCTACTAAATTTACAAATACTATGACTACTCACGACCACCTCGCTGCTGCTGAGAAAGAACTTCGTCTTGCTCTCGCATCAGTAGTTGAAACAGCATCACCTGTTCGTCTCACTAGACTTATTCATGTTCTTGATACTGTCAATGATATCAAGCAAGGATTTGTTTCCAATGAAACTACTGCTGCCCCTACTACAAACTTTGTAATCAATACTTCCGATACTGTTGATTATGGTTATGGTGCTGCTGGTCCTGTAGATTATCCTAGTTCTTTCGGACAAGATGTAATTACATTCTCGTAATTATTCGTCACGGATGGACGTTAACAGCACTGGTGCGGGTGAAGATATCGCTGCCTGGTTTCTTGTTTCCAGTTAAAGAACAAGTGGCGTGCATGTGCTCCGGGGTGTGACAACCCCAACTGCGGGATTAGTTTAGAGGCAAAACTAAAGGTTTCCAACCTTTCGTCATCGGTTCGATTCCGATATCCCGCTTGTTAATTTTAACACTATGATTCCATACTACATCGATTACAATTTTCAGGAGATAGAAGTACCTATGGAAATTGTATACTATTGCGAGGAGTTTACTCAAGCAAGTAGAAATGATCTTAGGTTTTTTGACTGTGTGTCTATGCATATGGGTTACTATGGTAATCATAAAGAACACTTGCAAAAATTAAGAGATGAATACATATATTGAAATCTATGATGGTGTTCTGTCATCAGATGAATGCAGTAACATCATACAGTATATTAATCAGTCACCTAATATACAACGAGGTCTTATAGGTGAAGGAGTTGATGTTAAAGCAAAAGATAGTTGGGACATACACAATAGATTTCAAAATCAAACTACAGTAGATACCCTAATACATGGTGCTTTATCTGAATGTCTTGCTGATTATAAAGTTAGAAATTCTGAATTAAATCACATTGGATACTGGTCCTTAGAAAATAATTATAACCTTCAGAAATATCTTCCTGGTGGTGGATACTTTACCTCACACTGTGAAGCAAACTTCAGAACCACTTGTCAACGTGTTGTAGTATGGATGATTTATTTAAACACTGTCACTGATGGTGGTGGAACTAAATTTCCTCAGTATGATTTGGTAACAGATGCTGTTGAGGGAAGAGTGGTTCTTTGGCCTGCCTCATGGACGCACTTTCATCATGGTGTAGTTAGTCCAAGTCAATTCAAATATATTACTACAGGATGGTATTCTTTCGTTCCTCAGTAAGTTTATAAATACTTTGAAGGAAAGTATAACGTACATGTAATGTCAAGAATATTAGTTGACGAACTAGTAAATTTAGCAGGAACAGATAAGGTAACCTTTGCTGAAGGTCTGAAAGTTACTGCAGGAGAAGCACTTGATCTTAATGGTGCGAAAATTAACATTGATACCGGAGTAGGTTTAGATAATCAACTGTTAGCATCTACTGGATCTGGTCTTAAGTGGGTCACTATTGGTGATACGAATAGCACTTATGCATTTTCATCAGTTGCTGCAGCCTCAAATGATGTTAAGTTGAAACTAACTGGTGGTGGTGATGCTGCTGGATATACAGATCAAGTAACATTTACTGGAACTGGAACTATAACTGTTCTTGAAAATGCTGGTGTTATTACGATCAATGGAAGCGATCAGAATACTACTTATGATTTAGTAGCATCCACGGTAAGTGGTGGAGCACAACTTACATTAGCAGGAACTGATTCAAGTAATGATATATTTTCAATCTTAGGTGGATCTAATATTACAGTTGCCCGAAGTGGAACTGATATTACAATCTCCACATCATTATCAGGAACAGTTGGAGCACCTTCAACAACTACAGATGGTGGGTTTGCATTATTTGATGGTACTGATGGAACTCTGCTGAAGAATTCTACATTAGTTCTTGATAGTAGTAATAATCTAACAGGTTTAAATGATATTGGCGTAAATGATATCACTGCAAATAGTATTAGTACTGCTGCAGGTACAGGAAATTTAATTACATTCTGGTACGACCAGCAGGCAAATTTCCCTAATGCTAATACTTATCAAGGTGCTTTTGCATACTCTGATAACAACAGTACCATGCATTATTCTGCTGGTAATTCTTGGTATCAGGTAGCAAAGATTGGTGATATTGTTCCTAACACTGACACCACATATTCTATTGCTTTAACAGGAACTGGCACATTAAGTCTCAATGATTCCAATGGAATTGCTGACTCAGTAACTTTCCAATCGAGTAGTTATGGTGGTGCTGGAGTTTTTAGATCTGGCGAAAACTTATATATTGACAGTAAAGTTTATGATATCTCAGCACAAGTTGGTCCTGGAACAGGAACTACTCTTAGATTAAGAGGTGCTAATCATGATGCTGGAGGTAACGAAGTTAGCATCGTAAACGATGACATTCTACTTACTGGTGCTGATGGTTTAACAGTTGAGTTAACTGATGCTAATACAATTACCTTTAGGCAGAGTGGAGGTAGTGGAACATCTTATACTGATAACGATGCTAAAGATGCTGCAGCACAGGCACTTCTTAATGGAACATCATTAGGCATTTCATTCTCTTATGATTCTGGTAATAAAACTATCAGTGCTCAGGTAGGAACAGTTCCTACTGCATTCAGTATTTCTCTGGCAGCACAGACTGACAATTATTTATTTACTGGTTCGGATCGCGGTAATACTTATTCAAGTGATCCTGATCCTAGCATTGTATTATATGAAGGTGATACAATTACTTTCACTAACACTGTTAATATAAATCATCCTCTGTATATCAGAGTAAGTGATGGTGGTGCTAGTGTTTCTAGTCCTGCTGCTTCTGGTGAAGGTACTGCAACAACTTCGTGGACTCCTACGACTGCTGGTACATATTATTATCAGTGCTCTAATCATCCATTAATGGTCGGAACTATCACAGTTCTTTCTACTGGTGGTGGCGGTGGTGGTGGATCATCAGTTCTGTATGATCTTTACGGAACTAATACCACATCAAATAATGTTTTCCTGAACCTTGATCCTTCAGTAGGAACAACAGATCAGATTGAATTTGCTGGTGGCGGTGATACTAGCGTCTCATGGGATGCTATTAATAAAAAAGTAACACTTTCCAGCACTGCTCCAGTCCAATCGGATTGGGATGCTACTTCTGGATTAGCACAAATCCTCAACAAACCATCTATTCCTGCTGCTTATACATTACCAGCAGCATCAGCATCATCACTTGGTGGTGTAATTCCTGATGGTACTACTATTACAGTAGATGGTAGTGGAAATATTTCTGCCGCGCCTGGTGGATATATATTACCCCAAGCTGCTAGTAATATTTTAGGTGGCATCAAAATCGGTTCTGGATTATCGATTGATGCTGGTGGAGTTGTTAGTGTTGCTTCTGGTGGATCTGTAGGTCTTCAGGCAAGGGCAGAGGCTCATGGAACTACTGCATCACTTGCTGATAATGAAACTGAGAACCTAAATATAACAGCACATAAAGCATATATATTGCTATACATCGAAACTGATGAAGAAGCATGGGTGAGAGTTTATACTGATGATGCTTCTAGAACAGCTGATGCTAACAGAAGCGAGGGTAGTGATCCTGCTGCTGGTTCTGGAGTTATCGCTGAGACCAGAGGAACAGATGTAATTTGGTTATCTCCAGGTGTAATCGGATACAATGCCGACACACCAAGTGCTACTGATACAATGTATCTAGCAGTAACAAATCGTAGTGGAAGCACTAATTCAATTCACTTACACGTTAATTTAATCAGACTAGAGGCATAAATGGCAATTCTTAAGAACACAGTTCAAGTAAATAGCGGCAATACTGGTTGGACTAGATCCAATGTTCTGGATGCCTTAGAAGAAACAATCGCTGACCTTGGATGGAACAGTGGTTCGCAAGTAAATGGCGTTGTTACTTCACTAGCTCATCCATCATCTCCTGATGCTGTTTGGGGTTCGTACCGCAATAGCGGAATCAGCACGAATTGGAACATGGTAGGTGGTCCTGGTATCACTATGAGACCAATCGCAGCACATTATTATAGTGTTGATGATAGCGGAACTGCATATGTATTCCAGAAATTTTATCCTGCTACTTACTCTACAACCGATACTTTATCGCTTGGTGGTATTACTGATCTTAGTGTAGGAGATCCTTTAGTTTGGAGAACATCTACCACTAACACAGTTGCTCTTGGTTCTCTAAGTGATGGTGATACGGTTTATGTAGCTGAGAATCCGAGTTATACAATTGCTCAATATGGTTGGATACAACTTGCTCCTACTGAGGCTGATGCTATTGCGGGAACTAATCTATTTTCGTTCAACACCAGTGGCATCAACGGGGAATGGAGATTTTATGATCCCGCTCATACTGATAACACTCAGTTGATGTCAGACGTTAATCAAGGTGATGTTTTACATTTTACACATAATGATAACTTTCCGAGTGCAAAGGGGGGAACTCTTCCTATCACAGTTAGCATGACTACCAATAGTGGAGATGGTAGTGATTATGATATTTCAGGAACAGATCGATCTAATACTTACACTAATGCATCAGATCCTGGTATTGCAGTTTATGAGGGTGACACAATCACCTTCGATAACTCTGCTTTAGGCGGAAATCACCCAATGTACATCAGGGTATCTGATGGCGGTGCTAGTGTTTCAAGTCCTGCTGCTACTGGAGAAGGCACTGATACAGTTTCGTGGACTCCTACTACTGCTGGTACATATTACTATCAGTGTAGTGTTAGTGGTCATCAAGGGATGATTGGAACCATCACAGTTACTGCTGCTCCCACAGGCGATTCTGCTATCACAGCACATCCTTTATGGTTCCAGGATGCTCCCGGTGCTTATGATAGTACTAGAACTATTGAATCTGAAGTTAATTATGTCTCGATTAGTACTTCTTATAGACGTTTCCCTACTTTGGACTATGGATACATTGGTGGAGCGACAGATCTTTCTTGGGATACAAGGGGATGGGAACAAGACCGAACTTTTTATATAAAATCAGAAAATGATGCCACGTATACAGTATCATTTACATTAAATGTTGCTCCGGGAAGAACTAGTAATGGTACTGGGTATCTTGAAAATCCTTATTATGACTACACAGTTCCTCAGGATGGTTCTAGATCAGCTTTAAATCTTCGCATTTATAGAGAGGCTGAGGCTACACCATCAAAAATTGCTGGTATAAGAGTAATGGATTTGACTAGTACTGGATGGTCTGAGACTGATACCTTTACAATTCCAGGAACAGCAGTGGGTGGCACTTCTCCTACTGATGATATTCTGGTAGGTGTCAGTGCTGATGAATCAACTCCTGGTGCTTCTGATGGAACTGCATCTTTGCATGTAACTAACTTTGGTGCTGGGGTAAATGCTTATGTAAAAAATCCTGCTGGTAATCAGATAATTTTTAAACTTGAAAATGATGCTACTAAAACTTATGGTACTACATATCAACTAATTGAATTACCGGATGATCATACAATTAGATTGGTTGCTGGTTCTAGTGTAAATTTCTTAGGATTTGATCCTAAGAGTAGTAATCAAACTTATAGAGGACGTTGGGGTGGCACCTCAGGACTTGACTGGTCTGAAAATTATGGGGATCAATTCAGAACTGATAGTGCTGTTGTGAATGTAAATCAACTGGATTTTGCTACGACATCAACACCAACAGCATATCCCTTGAAAATTGTTACATATAGAGCACAGGCACCACAAGATACTGATTTTGCTATCATTAGTTTCGTTCAGACTATCAATGCTGTTGATACAACCTATGCTACATGGTTCTATCACAAAGGAAATAATTATGGAAATGGTATTTGGGACATGGATTATGTATGGCAAGGAGGATTGACGACAATTATTCCTACATCAGCTCAAGACTATTCCATAATATTTGCAACATCTAATACTCATCCTGAGGATGGAACTCATGAGCGGGAGGATGCTCAAAGCACTTCATCAGAGCGTATTATGAGAGAAGCATTGTTTGGATACTTTAGAAGTCCCTCAGGCAGTAGTTCTTACGGTTATGCTCAATCATATTGGAGTTCCAATATGTGGACAAATCCTGCTCTGTACAATGCAGAGTCAACTGTAACTCCATATTTCAGACATCATGAATATGATGATGTCGTTCTTAGTAATACGTTTAATTTAGATTATAGAATGTATGTTGCTAATCAGAATGATTATGAAGCACAGAAAGATAAATCTATGCCTGCTGCAGCGAATTATTATAGACCACTGAAAGGATTACCCATTGATATTAGCCTTGCCCCATGTCCTTACTATCTACCAGATGATTTTGTTATGATTCCATTTGATATTTCTCCTGGTATGGCTAGCATTAGACCTGGTGATACTGTGACAATTAGTGGAAGTGAAGTATACGAAGTTGTTCGTGCTTCATATGAAAATAATGATGAAACCTATGATGGTATTACTGACAATAGAACTAGAGGAATTATCTTTGCTGCGAGGACAACTTAATGGCAGACTTTAATTTAGAGACCGGATACGAGGTGCCAATCGGCACCTCCGTTCAACAGATTTCAACTACAGCACATCAACCAACAACTCTCACTAATGTGGCAGTGAATGATGCTAGTGTTTTGACTGGAAATGCTGCGAGAATTCTAAGTGATTATGTTCCAGTCGATTGGACTTTGAATTTATCCAATGGTTCTATTACACTAGGTAGACCCATCGAACAACTACCACCTCCAAATCGTCGTGATGAAGGGCAGTTATATCCTAGACACAATAAATAATTAAAAACTATGTCAAGAATTAAAGTAGATGAAATTTGTAACTTCGCAGAGAATGGTGCTGTCGAAGCGATCGAAGGTATCACAGTAGCATCTGGTAAAAAGTTAACTCTTCTGGGTGCTAGAACTATTACTAATGCTACAGATACCGGAACTGCTGGTGAGGTTTGTTGGGATGCTGATTATCTTTATATCTGTGTAGGAATTGATACATGGAAAAGAACTGCCCTCACTACGTGGTAAATAAATGTCAAGACTAAGAGCAGACGAAGTATTAAACAAAGCCGCAACAGGACCATTCTTGGCAACAGAAGGAATTAATGTTCCTACTGGAAAAAATATTACTTATAATGATCTGAGTGAGACTACAGTTCTTGATGGAACATCATTATTCACTACTGATATTACTACGACAACACTAACTGTCGATCAAGTAAATCTTGGTGATAATGATGAATTAAAGTTTGGTGACGATGAAGATCTAAAATTATATCATGATGGTACTGATGGGTACATTGATAATTATTCTACTGGCGATTTACGCATTAGATCTCTTGTTGATGATATATTTATTGAATCTGGTGATGATATTTTTCTAAATCCTAATGGCGTTGATAATGGAATAAAAGTACACGGACAAGGATCAGTACAACTTTATCATGACGATCAACCGAAATTTGAAACTACTGCTAATGGAGTAGCAGTAACAGGACGCATATCATCTACTACTGGATGGGCGGGAACTACTTCAACGGCAAACGTCCTTGGTGGTCTTTCTATGCCCTTCTCATGTGGTTTGAATGGTAGGGTTGGTTTACCAGCAACTAATTCTACGATGATTTTTGGTGGTTCAGAGTATACTGGTGGTGGAGATAACACAGAAGGTGTTACAATGCCCCATGATGGAACTGTGGTTGCTGCTACACTCCATGCCGAACAAGCAGTTGGTAATCTACTCCTCCACCTTATGGTGAATGGTACGCAAGATTCTAACTATGCATTATCATTTACTAATCCAACAATATCTAATCCATCAGTCGTTCAAACTTTTTATTCTAATCCAAAGAGTTTTTCTGCAGGAGATAGAATTAATTTCGCGGTCAATACCACCACGTTGAGTCAAATGCAAGTACTAACGGTCACATTTTTTGTTAAGTTCGACTAAGGGCTTGACAAGAAGTTGATGATGCTATATACTATGTAAAGAAACATTACGAAAGGTATCATGACCGTAACAACAGAAGACGGCGGACGTACAAATATGTTCGCTTCAGAACCTACCATGTATATGTCGAAGGAAGCACTTGACAGATATGGTATTGAGACCTATGCTGAACGTGCTGAAAAGTTAAACGGTCGTGTTGCTATGCTGGGATTTGTCTCAGCAATAGTCTCCTATGCTGCCAGTGGTAGCGTTTTCTTTTTCGGTGCATTTGGTATCTAATCCATCATTATAATGTCTAACCCCAATCAACTCTATGAAGACATGGAGAGATTGAACGCCCTATATGAAGAACTCTGCTGGGGGCATCATGATGAATTAGTATTCACTCATGAAAACGGTAGAGTAATTATTTACAACAACACACAGGAGAAAACTCATGAATCAAAACGCAGAACGTATTAATGGTTGGGCAGCAATGCTCGGAGTCATTGCAGCACTTGGTGCTTATGCTTTGACAGGACAAGTAATTCCAGGAGTATGGTGATGTTGTTATTAGCAACCTGTTTGTTTGGTGCATTCTTTGTGGGTGCAATCTTGACACAACATGATGTTGATGATGACGATCATTTCGATGGTGGTATGATGATCCCTGCAACTCAGGGTATTTAATCATATCAACATATAATTATAAAATCATATAAATTCTATCTAAATACCCTATACGGGTATTTTTTTATGCGATCAGTTAATGTTTGGATCTTAAGAGATGACGGTACTACATGTTGGTACACAATACCCTGGGGAAAAAGACATCTTGATGCTGTAAGGCAATTGGGACGTATAATTTTTTCTTCTTTTTAATCTATACAAAAACAAAACTATGGCCGACAAAGAACTGTCTGATTTTAGTATTACTAGAACAGAATGTAAAAAATGCGGTGCTACTTGGATTAATGGAAAGCATGTCTGGCGGGGCACAGGCAATGAAGGTAGCGAATTGGACCTAGCAGGGTTGGTGTGTAATAAGTACTCCGACAGCGATTGCATCAACCCTTCTAAGGGTCTTGACGGAGGCGATACCTGGGCTTATCGTGCTGGGTTCATTGATGGAGCAATGACTGAGAAGAAAAAGTCCATGGAACAACTCAGGGATTTCGGAAACGATCTAGACCTGTAAAAGATAAGTATTTTTACTTACCGAAAAGGGTTGACAGACACAGGGTTTGGTGTTATTATATATACATCAGCAAGTTAAGAGACCAACACATTTCTTAACTGTTCGTAACACGCCTCACCAAGACTAAACAGCGTGTATAAACAATAGTCTTTCATACCTGTGCCTGAGGGTGGTACAGGAATATCTTACTAGTGTTTCCCTGCACTCATATCTAACCCTTTTTCAAAATGTCAACACTTTCAAGGCAACAACAATCTACCTCTTCGTGGGAATCTTTCTGCGAGTGGGTAACGTCCACAAACAATCGTCTGTATGTCGGTTGGTTCGGTGTGCTTATGATCCCAACATTGCTTGCAGCAACTGTCTGCTTCATTGTTGCATTCATCGCAGCACCACCCGTCGATATTGACGGTATCCGTGAACCCGTCGCTGGTTCACTCATGTATGGTAACAACATCATCTCTGGTGCAGTTGTTCCTTCTTCAAACGCAATCGGTCTTCACTTCTACCCCATCTGGGAAGCAGCATCTTTGGATGAATGGCTTTACAATGGCGGTCCTTTCCAACTGGTAGTCTTTCACTTCCTCATCGGTATCTATGCATACATGGGACGTGAATGGGAACTGTCATACCGCTTAGGTATGCGTCCATGGATCTGTGTAGCATATTCTGCTCCAGTCGCTGCCGCGAGTGCAGTATTCCTCGTCTATCCTTTCGGTCAAGGTTCTT